TGATCCCTTCCAAAATGAACAGCGCGAGTTTCTTCTTGACGTCTTTTGTCATGGTTCCATCCATTTCAAGGGTGGGGCAGCATGCTGCCCCGGGTGACTCAAAACATCGCTACAACAAAGGCAATAGCTGAGTGGGCCAGGTCAAACGCCGAAAAGGCCGTCATAACCCCTATAAACAGGCCGAAACCCAGCATGCCTCCCGCTCGGATCATCGCGATATCGGCTTTCATACGTTTTTGTCCGATTCCCAGCACTTGGAGACCGGCAGGTTCGGGATGCCGTCCGGAGTGAACCCGAAATGGCGCACGACGTTGCGCTGACCGACGTAGCTGTCGCGCGCTTCCCACTGCTCGTTCTTCTCTTCTTTGGTGCCGGCCGCGGTGGCTTTGAAGGTTCTGTCAGTTTCCTGGTCGACCTTCATAATCCAGACCGGCACACGGTAAGTGACGCCGCCGGAGATGAGCGGGGTTCCTTCCTCGTAGCCGGTGACCTCGTACTCGTGGTCTTCCATGTCCTTGATCTTCAGCAGACCGGGGTTACGCTTGCCGTCGAGGTAGCCGCTGCTGCCGTGGCGGACGATGCTGCCCTCGTAGCCTTGCTCCAGGTACTGCTGGTGCAGATGCTTGGCGCCGGCCAGGCTGTCAACGCGCACCGTCGACACCAGCTTCAGCGGCGACTGCGCTGTGGAGTGAGTCACCTGATAAGGCGTTTGGCCGAGGATCGCTGCAGCCCGGGCATACCGGTCAGAGAACTGGTCACCGGCGACCATGTCGTAGATGTGGTATTCGATGACCTTCGATTCTTCGCGGGGATCTTTAATCAGGCTGCCAATCTCCTGCAGCGAGATCCCGTGGCAGTACAGCTCGCCGTCCAGGTGAACGTCGCCCAGCAGCGCCAGGGCTTCAGCGATGTGGGGCAGGTTGATCGGCTTGCCGTTGCGGCTGTACATCAGACCATTCTTCGACAGGCAGCGGTGACCATCGAGTTTCGGCTGCACGAAGGCGTTGGCCCAGTCGACCTTCTCTGGCTTCACCTTTTCGATTGGCTGCGCCAGCATCGGCATCTCGTTGCCGCTGGCGTTGGTAGCCGGAGCGGTGGCGGCTTCCTCGGTCTCGACGTAACCCTTGTCGAGCTGCTTCTTCCAGCGCGACTCTGCTTCAGCGATCGCTTGCTGCGAAGGGGTGGTCTCGTTGGCCTTGCCGATGTTTACGCCCTTGACCGCCGAGCTCTTCTCGACGACGGCGCCGTCCATGGTTTTGGCGAACGTGATGCGCAGGCCTGCCTTACCGTCCCCCAGGTCACACGCTTCCACCTTCCACCAGCCGATCGCTTTCCCGTGATTCTTGTACAGCGTCTTCTCTGACAATACTTTCATAGTCCACACCCCAAAATTAGAAACCCCGCTACTTAGCGGGATTTGTTCAGTGTATCCGCATACGTCGGTATGCGGAAGTAGTCGGCAATCAGATCCACCACGCGCTGTCGCTGCAGCTTGTTGATCACCCCAACGTTCGGCCAGGTGGCCAGCAGGTGGTGTTTGTCGATCCGCGCTGTGTCGTGCACGGCGATGCCGTCCCACAGCTGGATCACACCATTCTGCGCATCCCAGAACATGATGTAGTAGGGCAGGCCGAGCAGGAACCTGAACCGGGCTATCGCCCCACGCTGCGCCGGCCGCACCGCGGCTTTTGGCATCGTGCTGTGCTCCTCACTGGCTTTCACCTCGAGGAAACACAGCCTCTGGCCGTCCTGCAGGTTCTGACACCCCGCAGGAAGGCCGAGGAGGTAATCGCTTGGCTGCTCAGCGACGATGGAGCCGGCGGCTCCGGAGTCCGAAAGGCGGTGGTAGCTGACAAGGCGCTGCTCGAACAGCATCTTGAACACCTGAATCATCTCCTTCTCGAACACTTTCCCGATGCTGGCAGCCATGGTCAGCCTTCCTTGAGTTGGTCGATCAACCCCATCAGCTTGATGTCGAAGTCGGCCAGCGAGCCGTCGTTGACCACGGTGTGGCTGATGTAGTCGCGGTTGATGCCCTTCTCGCTTACATGGCCGGGGATCCCCACCGCGCTGAGCGCCTTCTCCACCAAGCCTGGCGTCTCCAGATCAGGGCGGACGATCTCGATGATCACCCCACCGTTGAGCTTGATCCACTCGGCCTCGGAATCGAAACGCACGTCGCTGAGCACCATGCCGCTGATGACCGGCACCGCGTTGATTTCTTTCCAGCGCCGCGCCACAAGGTTGACCCAGATCTGGGGGTTCATCATCTCCCGGCCCCACTCGGTGCCCAGCGTCTGCATCATTACCCGGTACGACTTGCAGGTTTCCGGGCAGATTTCGGAGCGATCGCCTTTGTGGAAATGGTCGCCGAAGACCGATTTGAGCATGGTCTTCAGCGACTCCGCGAAGGCGTACTGATGCAGCGCCATGTGCCGGCCGAGGTAGGCAGATGCGTGATCTTTCCCGGCCCTGGCCAAGCCGGTCACGCCCAACAGGATCACAACTGCTGCTCCAGACGCAGCTTCAGCGACTGGGTCAGCTCATCGCTGAACAACATGTCGCACTTGTCGCTGAGCAGCCACTTGCAGTAATCGCGGTCGAGGTTCTTGACCTTGCTGCCCTTGTGTTTGCCGAAGCCGATCTTCATGTCCAGCGTGCCATCGTCGCCCTGCATCCAGACCATCAGCTCGTCCAGGCACTGTACTTTGGCCCAGCTGAACAACGGCTTAATGCAGATCAGCGTGCCTTCCACGTCGGCGAAGGCATCGTGCGCCTTGCCCAGCGGCGAGCCCACCAGGTGCTCGTAGAAGTGAACCAGTTTGGCGCTCGGCCACTTGTGTTCGGACTTCAGCTTGCGGGCGGCCTTCATCAGGTCGATGGACTTCGGCGCGCGCAGACCGACACGGGCGGCAATACGGTTGTCGAAGGTTGCGCTGTTGTAGCCGATCACGGCGTCCAACTTCATCTCGTTGACGGTCTGCATCTGTTCAGCCAGGTAGGCTTCCCATGGCTTCTCGTCGATCAGGTCGTGGGCGTAGTAGCCGTGTACCTTCGAGGCTTCCGGGTGAATCTCCTGCCCGGGGTTCAACAAGGTCACGTCCTTGTCGTGGATTTCAAACTCACCGGTCTGGTGAACGGTCACGATGCACAGGGCTGACTGCAGGACGCCGCAAGTTGCTGCATCCACCCCCGTGGTCTCGTAGTCGTGGGCTAAAGCCTTGATACTCTGTCCATTGAAGCTCATTGGGTTTTCCTTTCGGCTGTGAAGAAATCTTTGTGGATGGCTGGCCATTTACGGCGGAAAGCCTCAATCCTCCTGGCCATGAGTGACTCGTTATGCTTGGAGTCAGCGAGCTGCTTGCGCAGCTCACGGACAGTTGCAGCGGTTTCCCGCAGGCGCTGGTTCTCCTCCAGCAGGCGGGTGTTGTCGGCGAGCATCTGGTCAACGTCAATTGACCTCGCCGGGGATGGCTCAGGGAGGCTGAGAACAGCCTCCCGGAACTTATCCCACCAGCCGCCTTTAGTCGGCGATGTTTTCAACCGCCACCTCCTCGTCCTCATCCGCCTCGATGTAGGTCGCCTTGCGGATCGGATCGAAAGGTTCCAGCACGTCTTTCTCCCAGATGTCGCGGCCTTCTTCCAGCGCCTCGGCGACGAACTTGGCCACGTTGTCCGGGCTGATGTCCCGGCCCAGCTCCTGCACTCTACCCCAGTCACAGCCGATAGAGAACTCCGGTACTTGTCGAACTTTGTGCCCCGGCGGTGTCGATTCTTCCATGAACCGGCCGACCTCTTGGCAGTAAGCCAGGACGTCGTCCTTGTGCACCCACGACACCACTTCGTCGTAGATCGGCGCGAAGAAGGACATGCGCAGGCGATCCATCAGGCCGCTTTCGGCGATCCGGGTGAGCACGATGCGAAGCATCTGCGCCGCGCTGCCCTGAATCGTTGCGTTGGTGCCCTGACGGTGCTGCCGCGCCACCTTGCCGCCGTCGTTGCTGAAGATGTCCGGCGTGGCGTGCCGCTTGGTGCCGAACGCGGTGAGCGTAAAGCCGTTTTTCTCCATGAACGCTGCGGTTTCTTCCTGCCATGGGCGGATGCGCCAGTACAGCGCCATGGTCTGCTCCAGCAGCTGTTTCGCTTCCTCCAGTGGTGCAATGAGGTTGCGGGACAGGGTGCCAGCGCCTGCGCCGTAGGCCATACCGAAGTTGATGGTCTTGGCCTTGCCGCGAATCGCCACGGCCAGCTTGTGCAGCTTGTGCTCCCTGTTGTCCTTGGCCAGGCAGAACTCCATGTAGTCCATCTTCGCGATACCGGCACCGGTCATGCTGTGCAGGTCTTTCTCGTTGCCCGGCTCGTACACCGACAGCATCACCGGGTCGTTGGCGAGGTTGGCCATGAGACGGATCTCCTGGCCGTTGAAGTCGATCGCCACGCACAAGTAGTCCTTGTTCGGCGGGATGTAGATCGACCGCATGACCTTGCCTTCGCCCTTCTTCGGCACCTGCAGGCTGTTCGGCGCGCTCGCCGTTGGCCGGGTGGTGTCGGTGCCTGCGTCGGTAACGATCGGGTGAACGTGACCGTCACGGTGACGCCACATCGGGTACTTGTCGTGGAACAGGCTGCAGCGGGTGCTGGCCGATTTGACCACGCGCAGTACCTGCAGAGCCTCACGCTGCCAGCAGTCTTCCGGCACGTCGTTCGCCAGGGCGGTGAGGATCGCTTGCTCGTCGGTAGACGGGCCTGCTTCCTTGATGCCGATGGACAACCGACCTTTGCCCGGGGTCTTGCCGCGCAGCCGCACTGGCATCCCGATCTTGCAATACAGCAGTTGCTGCATCTGGGCCGGGCTGCCCACGTTCAACGGGTCGCCAAACTGCACGATCCGTGGCTCCACGCCGGCCAGCCGCTGGATCAGCTCACCCAGTTGGTCGAACACCTTCTCGGCGGTCGCCAGCTTGGCATCGCAGACGTCTTCTGCCGAATCCATTTCTTCAGCTTTGCGACGTAGATCACCCATTTTCAGGCAGCCGGCGTTGACGGCGGCGGCGATCATGTCGACGACTTCAACTTGCTGCTCGGTCAGCTTCCATTCATCGCGGAAACCCGCAGCGCCCGCTGCTTCAAACCACTCGGTGATCGCCTTGAGGGTGACCTTCTCGATTTTTGGCAGGCCGACCTTCTCGAACGCCGGGTTCAGCTGAGTCGGCGTAAAGGCAAAAGTCGGCATTACCGACTCTTCGCGGTACGGCGTGTATTGGCAGGACGCTTCGATCTTCTTGCGCCACTCAGACACCTTGAGGTTGGCTGCCTCCACGTTGCCATCGGCTTTCTTCTTCGCCGCGCGGAAGATGTAATCCTTCTCCGCGTCGATCAGCGATTTGGCGCCGGGGGTGATGTTGCCGGTGACGTTCTTCTCGAGGATCTCGCGAAGTTCGATCATGCCGGTGCGGATGGTTTCCAGATCCTTGGAGTGGATGCGCTTCTGCAGCGCCCAGTTCATGTTTGAACCAGCCACGTAGGCACGCTGCAGCACCTCGGTCGGACGCACAGCCCACTGCCGGTAGAAGTCCCACTGCCCATCCAGCTGCAGCAGAAGCTTCAGCAGGTCATGCAGGTGGCCAGTCACCAAGCTGTCGTCGGTGCCGTAGCTGAAGACTTCGTCAGCGGTCAGCTCGCACATCATGTTGACGCCCTCGCCGCCGTTACCGGCCGCCAGGGTGTCTTGGAACGAGGTCTGCTCGTAGGACAGGTAGTTCAGCGAGATCGCCTTCAGACCCGCTTCCATGTTCTCGTCGTAGAAGCGCTGCATCATCCGGGTGTCTTGGATGTTGGTCAGCCAGGCGCCGAGGTTGGTGAAGCTGACCACGCCTTCGAACAAGGCGTTGTGGGCCACTCGCTGGGTGTGCTCGCCGGCGAACTCAAGGATCTCCAGGATCACCTCTTTGTTCAGGTTGGCGCTGTCCTTGTGATCGACCGGGATGTAGATCACGTTCTCCAGGTGCCGGCCGAACTGGAACGAGGCGCCGGCCAGCTCCTGGCTGAGCATGTCGACGAAGTTGCTACCGGCCTGCGAAGCGCGGCGGAAGTCCATGATCGGGTTCTTGTCCGACGACTCATAGTCGAACGCGGTCAGGTTCCCGGCCTTGATCTCTGCGAAGATCGCTTCACGCATCTCCGGCCAGTTGTTGGCGTCGACGATCATCGGCGACGGCATCAGGTGGCAATACTCCGCCTCCCACATGTCCTCGCAGCCGACTTCCTTCAGGCAGTTGTACAGCGCGGTCGGATCTGGCACGCGCTTGTGGATCTTCAGCTTGGTCAGCTTGCGCTGCCGCGGCTTCCAGCACAGCTCCGGCTTCAAAGACGCCAGGCGCCAGCCCATCTTCCAGTCGCCAAAGTTCTCCTTGAGCTTGATCAGGATCTTGTCGTTGGAGGCCTCAATGGTTTCATCGAGGAGATCGGTGTTGCCGGTGTCGACGATGTGGGCCAGCTCGTCCAGGCCGTCGGCGCCGTAGTTCTTCAGCAGCGTCAAGACCTTTGCCGGGCCCATCCCCGTGACGCCTTTGTAGTTGTCGGAGCTGTCGCCCATGATCGACTTGGCGAAGCTGGTCAGGCGGTAGGGCAGCCCTTCCAGAGCGTGGCCCTCGGGGTACACCCCGTCGGCGCCGTAGTGGGCGACGTTCTTCAGGGTCACGATGGTGTCGGCGTCGACCAGCTGCAGCATGTCTTCGTCGACCGTGCGGATGTCCTTCGGCCCTTTAACCATCTGGCAAATCCAGGCGATCAGGTCATCCGCTTCGACGCCTTCCACGAACAGCTGGGTGGCGCCGAGTGCTGCGAAGAACCGTTTGGCCCAGTTCATCAGCAGCTTGTACTGCTCGATCTCGACAGGGCTTTTGTTCTCGTCCTTCTTTTCCTTCTGGCCCTTGTAGGCCGGGTAGATGCCGGTGCGGTAAGCGCGGCCGGCGTCGTGAGCGATGACCATTTCACGCGGTGAGGAACCCTGCTCCAGCATCGGCCGCAGGTAGCGGGTCAGGAAGTCGCCGGCGGCGGCTTCCCATTCCGCGAACTTCCGATCCAGCTTCACGCAGTGCAGGGTCTTGTCACTCACCCCGTAATAAGCGTGTTTAACTGTCGCTCGGAAGTCGATGATTTGTAATGGATGTTCGGTCATGGGTTACTCCTGAATGAAGAGAGCGTGCAACACAGTGCCCCCTCCGTGTAGCTGGCAGGTGCCCAGGTTGATGTAGTTCTTGTTCGGGTCGAGGTCTTCGCCGGTTCTCGCGACGTAAATCTCGGCCTGCACCGGGGGAAGCTTGTCGTCGACCAGCGTCCACAACTGCAGCGAATGGGGTTGTGCGGGCTGATGCTGCACCGTCGAGTCCACCGAAAGACCACCGGGAACCTGAAGCAGGTTGGTGCCCGTATTGAGGCCGAACTTGAGCATTTTCATGGTCACTCTCCTGTCAGGGCGTTCCAGCTGTACGGGAACAGCTTCTGCATGATCGGCCCGATTTCGGTGAACAAGTCGCGCACTTCCCCCTGTGCATGGGAGTCGACGCGCTTCAGGTAGGCACAAGCATAGGCATACAGGCTGCCTGTCCAGTACCAGTTCACTTCGCAGCCCTGCGGGAGCACAAAGCGGGCCTGCTCTGGCGCCACGCCCTGCTTCACCAGCTCCTCGTAGAAATTGATCATGTCCTCGCAGCGCTGGACATAGGCTTGGCAGATGATGTCGTTGTTAGGGTGCGGGCCGGCGCTGCCCTGCTTGACCTTGTCACCGTCCGGCGCCTGGCGGAACACCTCCGGCACGAACAGCACCGGCCGATCGCTGATGTAGCGCCGGCTCTCTTCGTTCTCGACGAAGCCCACCTTGTGCTTGAAGCACTGGGTGCGGATCGGCACCGGTGCAGCCATCTTCAAGGTGATCGAGGTGTGGGCGAACGGAGTCCAGTGGTGATGCCGGGCCAGGTAGTTGATCAGGCCTTCGTGGGAGCGGACTGTTACGCCCTGATCAGCGGACATACGCTCAGCCATCTCGGCTGTGATGAACTGCTGCACCGTCTCGTCGTTGGCGAAGCTGACCTTAGCCGCTCGGACAACCGAGAGGTCGCTGCCCATGTGATCGATGTATTCTGCTTTCATTGCCCGAGCCCCTTGCGCTTGCCGAATTGATTGACCGAACCGTCGTCGTTCCAGATCGGGATGCCTCCCACCTCGACCATCGCGCGGTTCATCTGGTCACGATCCAGGGTGAGACGAAGGCGAATGTGCGGGCTGTACGGGACTTGTTCCGGGGTCTGGCAGAGAATCAGCGCATTGCTCAGCGAATGTTTCTTTACTGTCTCCGACATGGGGCTCAGCTGTTCCGCTTCGATTACGCTCTTGCAGCCAAAATGTTCAGCCAGGGCTTTCCCAAACATGGTCTTACCTGTCCCGGCAGGTGCCGCGAAAATAACTGTCATGTCCTACTCCTGCTTAAAGCCCCCGCCGAAGCGGGGGCGAGTGGTTACTGCGTGATAATGCCGAGCAGCTCCGCCTCAGCCATCACCAGCAGGTCTTCGCCGTCGACTTTGACGACGTTGCTGCCGGAGTAGGGGCCGAACACCACGGTGTCGCCCACCTTCACCGAGAGTGGAACCACCTCACCACTCTCACGGCGGCCAGGGCCAACGGCAACCACCGTACCCTGGTTCAGTTTCTCCGGTTCGCCAGGCAGGATGATGCCGCTGGCGGTTTCTTTCGCCGCCGCTTTGCGGCGTACAACTACACGGTCGTTCAGTGGCTGAATGGGCATGATCACTGGCCCTCAGCCTTGTCAGCGCGCGCCTGGGCGGCCTGATCGCTGTACCCGTTCTTGTAGCGCTTGCCCAGGAGTTTGACCTTGTTGGCCAGCAGCGCCTCGTCCAGGCAGGTCTGAATGCTGTTCAGCAGGCCCACGATGTAGAAGGTTGCATCGCCCGCTTCCTCGCGGACGTTCACACCATCCAGCTGCCCGCCCAGTACGTGATTGACCACCGCTTCCAGCATCTCGGCTGCTTCGCCGGCCAGGCCTACGGCCATGTGCAGCATGTGCATTTTTTCAGGGGTCAGCGCTTCGAACGCTTCGCCGAGCGGCTGGCTGCTTGGCAGCTTGAATGCGTTCGGGTCGATGCCGTCGACCGGAGGTTTGTTGTAGACGATGACCTTCTTGGCTGCGTCGAGCTGGTTGCCCTTGTTGATGATCGCGGCGCACAGAGCCAGGAGCTGCAGGAACCCGGTGAACTTCAGGGTGTCCAGCATCGCTTGGCCGGGCTTGGCCAGGTCGCTGACCATCAGCGCGAACGGGGTCTGGAGAATTTTTTCGTGATTCTCAGCTGGGATATCAGCGAGAACAGCCGTCACCCGAGTCTCTTCGAGCTGGTTGAGGATTGCCTCGTGGAAGCCGCCGGTAAAGCCGTGGTCTTTGTTCGCTTCGGTCATGGTCTTGTCTCGAAATTTTGTGAATAAAAAGCCCGGCAGGATCACCGGCCGGGCTTCAGGTCAGAGCGAGGTGTTACTCGTTCACGCCAATGGCTTTGAAGTTCCACGGACGGAACGCTTTATCGCCGGTGCCGATCTTCTTGCCCACAGAGCATTGGATGATCAGTTGACCTGGCGCGCAGTTGTATTTGCGGGTGCCGACGGCAAACGCCCCTGCCACGCGATCCTTCGAAGCAGGTGGAATGGACAGCGAAACCATGTGCTCGTCGTACTCGTCGTCGCGATTTTTGAGCTGAGCCATTGCTTCGATGTATTCCTTGATGTCCAGCGGCTGGCCTTCCACGCCGTAGCCTTCTTCAGCCCACTCGTCCAGAGTAGCCTGAGCGCTGGTGCCGTCGCTGTGAGTCAGGCCTTTCTTGTCGTAGCTGTAGAACAGCTCGGCATCCTTGAAAGAACCCTGGCGCACGATGTAAATGTTGCGGGTGCTGAGGATGTTGACATCGATCTGCTCACCGATCTCGGTTTCCTCGCTGCCGAGCAGGAACTTGCCTTCGTCCAGCTTGACGCGGTCGAAGGACATGCCGGTCAGGTTCAGGCCTTCGAAGCCCTGCTCAGCCATGCTTTCGCTGAACTGACGGGCTGCACCGGCTTGGCGCTCGGTGTTGCTGAGTGCTACAGGGCTTTCGGTCTGAACTGCCACCGCTTTGTCGCGGATCTGCTCAGGCTCGATGGCCGCTTCGGCGGAAGCTGCTGCTTCTGCTTCTGGCTCGGCTTCCGGCGCCGCATCCTTGAGAGCGCCTTCATCGGCCAGCTGTGCATCACCGTCCACCAGCTCGCCTTCCTTGGCCTGCGATTCCTTCGCAGTATCCGCTGCCGCCGTTTCCACGGTGGAGACGGTTTCCTTTACCGTTTCAACCGCTTTCTCTGCGGTGGTGTTGGTGTTGGTGGTTTCTTCTGCTGGAACTGCGCGTTTAAGAGCCATGATCATTATCTCTCTGAGTTAATTTAATTTCGTTTCATCGTCATTTTCATCGGCAACTAGCGAGGAATCCGCCAGCGCAGGCTGTTTTATACAGAGACGCCCAACCCTCTGTCAACCGAGTAATTCATGGAGCAAGTCATGCTTGTCCTTGATCGCCCGGTTGTTGCTTTCTTCGTTCGCCAACAGCGCCCTGAAGTTCTTGTCGGACAGCGTCCTCAAGACCCGCATGAAGTACACGTTGACGATGTTTACCTGCCCTTTACGGTCAGCCCGTGCAATCGCTTGCTTCGCCGCTTTGGGCGACGTTGGGCATTCGTAAAAGATGATGTACCCAGCCACCTGCAAGTTCAGCCCGGCGCCTCCGGCCACCCATTGGATGATGATCGTGTCGCACTCATCATCGTTCTGGAATTTGTCCAGCTGCGCCTGCCTGTCCGGTATCTCGCCGTAGACGATCGCCACCTTGCGGTGAGCGAACTGCATGGCGAGGCCTTCAATGGCCTGGCGGTAGAAGGCGAAGATGATCAGCTTGCGGCCGGGGCCGGGGTTGATCGTCTCCACCAGCTCGCCGGTGGCCTTGGCCAGCTCATCGCACTCCACCAGGGTCGGGTCGAACTTGGTGGGGCAGCTGATCAGCTGCAGGGCCATGTGGCGCAGGGCACTGGCGCTGTCCGGCGCCAGAACCCGATCACCCAACACAGCGAACCGATCCCGGATCACCGTCTGGTACAGCTTCAGGTGGCGTCCGGACAGCCTGACCGGCACCTCGCTGATGATCGGCTCCGGCATCTGGATCACGTCGCGCTTCTGCACCCGGTGAGCGTTCTTCCACAGGGAAGCCTCGATCTTCTCGACGTCCTTGTAGCCGACGATCTGCTTGATCGTCTTGCTCTTGCCGTTGGGCAGCGGAACCTTGAACTCCTCCTGCTCACAGTGCTGGCGGATGAACGCTGCCTTGTTCAGGTAGGCGCTTGGGTTGATCAGCCGGATCAGGCCGTAGGCGTTGTGCAGGTGGGTCGGTATCGGCGTGCCGGTCAGCACGTAGATCGCCACCTCGTCCTTCAGCCGCATGCTCATCTCGTACACCGATTCCGACAGAATCGAGTCCATGCCGCACAGCGCGTCACCCTCGTCGAAAAACTGGACGTGGTAATTCTGGTGGTAGAGGAGCATCTGCTTGGGGTTCGGCGCCGTGCCGTTTTTCGGATTGATCATGCGACCATCCTTCGTGTACGGCTGAGCTTTGGGGAATCGGGGTTCACCCTTGTCGTCGCCTTGCTCAATGAAATAGCTGGTAGAGAACTCTTCTTTTGTCCCTATCTTGTTGATATTCCTTATTTTCCACAGATTATTTCCGATCTTTTTCCGTGCATGCTTGGCGTTGTACATGCGGTAGATGTCGTAGGACATGACCAGAATATCTGGCCAGCCTTCGACGTCCCACCGCGCCTCTTTTTTCTTCTTCTTGTCCGCGCTGCAGTCGAGGTCTTCGATGCGCAGGTGTTGATGGATGCCCGGGAAAAACAGCTCGAACTCCGCCATGAACTGCGGGATCAGCGTGGGCAGTGTGGTGAAGACGACGCGGTTACCCATCGCCGCCATCATGATTGCATGAACCTGAGCCGGGTACGTCTTGCCTGCGCCTGGCTCGGAGAAATCCCCGTAACGGTCGTTCCAGGGGTAGATCTTGATCATGTCCAGTTGATGCTTCATCGGCCAGTGGGGGAGTTTGATCTGGTCGAACCAGCCGGGGTGGTTGCCCACCCCGACTTCGAGCATCAAGTCGTGAAGACTTCTGCTCATCAGTACACCCTCTGAGACCTGCTGCGAAGGATCTTGGCGTGGTCGTCGCGGCAATCCGCGTCACAGAATCGCTGAGGATCCGCTAACGGTTCACCGCAGTTGTGGCACTTGCCGATGTAGGCCAAGGTGTGGACAGGCTTGCGGGCCAGGCGTAGCTGCTCCTGCAGGATCATGTCCTGCTCAGCTACTGAACGATCGAGGGGGTCGGCGTAATTTTCCATCATTGGTCGGGCTCCGTTCCATTTTCGAAGTTGTTCAGCAGCGTCCCTTTTTCGGCGAGAGCTTTCACGCTGATCACGAAGACATCGATTTCGTTGTTGAGTGGATGGGGCTCGGTGCGCAGGAAGTAAACCTCGCCTTCAATCAGCTCCGCGAGCTGGTTGTAGCTTCGGATCACCGCCATTTCACCAACGTTTTTGGTATGGGCGTGGTAGCGCGGCAGACAGGACTGCAGCACCAGGTACAGCGAGTCGCCCTGACGCCAGTAGTGCTTGCCCGGGATCAGACGGAGACGTTCATCGAAGGTCGCATCTGCCTGAATATTCATTGTGCTCAGCACCCGGTCAACTTCCGAGGACGACTTGCCGCGCTCGGCTTCGGTGACCTTGCCGCCGTAGTAGGTGATCAGCTCACGCTCGAGCATCTCAACGCTTTCCACGCCATCGACCTTGAACTCCTTCATGGTGTGGATGAGCATGTGCAGCCCGGTCAGGCAGCACATCATTCCCCAGCGAGGGCGTTCTTCAACGCGCTTGTGGATCAGCTCCGACTTGCTGTGCAGGATCTTCAGCAGCGCGTTAGGCGAAGTCTGCAGGGCCACCGTCACCATAGCTCGGGCGAGCCTGGCGAACGCTGAGCGGTTCTGCACGGCGGTGCGGTAGTTGTCGCGGTACTCCTGATTCTGCAGCGCCTTGGCCTGCAGGCGGACTTCCACCGACCGGCTGCGCAGCGCTGGCACCGACGCCGATTGCTCGCTGGTGTACACCAAAGGGGCGGATACCCGATCCTCGGTGACGGTCAGCTCACGCTGGCTGTTGATGTTGCCTCGCTGAATTGGCGCGTGGCTCCAGGCCGCCTTGAGAATGCCGACGATCTGACCGTAGCGAGTGTTGCCCAGCTGCACCGGGTTCACTTCTTCGATCAGGCGAGGCACTGTGGTGCTGCTGCTGACATAGCGAACCAGTGGGAACAATGTGCCCACCTCCACGTTCTGCAGCTCGGCCTTGTTGTAGTCGATCCCGTTTATCAAAGCCATCAGGGTAGCCAGGCAGGACTTACCGGCCCCGGCGTTGCCATAGATGTTCAACAGGGGGAACTGCGGTTCCTCGAACTGGATGTGTTCACGGAAGTGGCACGAGGCAAACCAGCCCAGCATCTGGGCCACCTGCACTGGTTCATTGACCTTGCACAACGCCCGCATGGCCGTGGCCAGTTGGTCGTCGTCTTCCAGCGGGTTGCTGCCAGCGATCAGGGCGGGAGATTGCCGCGCGTTACCGTCAAAACGGTAAGGGCTACGGCCGCCGAGACCGGTGATTGCTGCCCCAGCTTCCACATAGTGCGCGACCGTGCCCCGATCGCTGCGATCTAAAACGATCCCGCAGACGTTCGCACGAATCATCTTGTCCAACTCCTTATCTTCAGCCTTGTCCCGAGAAAATTTCAGTAAGGCAACCAGCATCTTCTGGATCTCGCCGTCACCGGCGTATACCGCAGCGTCCCGGCCTTTCACCGCCGCGATAAGGTCGCGCTTGGAGCTCCACGACCGCTCCGACAAGGAGATCTCGCTGACCACCTCACTGCCGGCCACGCGCAGGGTTCCAATCAGTTCCTTGCGCTCGCTGTTGCGCCAGCTGGTCTGGCCGGTGGCGCTGGTGTAGGGCTCCAGCTCGAATACCTCCAGCGTGGGCCAGAAGGTGAAGTTGGTCAGCTGCCGACTGTTTTCCTCACCGACCAGGTGGTAGCCGTTGTCGTCGTAGCGGATACGCACGTCGGAGTTGTAGTTGCCCACCTGCTCCTGCGAGGTCTCGCCGCTCGCCACGTCGGCGCGGCAGATCGGGCACTGGCGGCAGGGGGTGCCGATGGTGGCGATCAGCGCGCCGGGGGCGAACTTGATGGATCCGCCGAAGGTGCGCTGCAGCTGCCCTTTCACATGCTTGAGTCGTTCTGTTTCAGAAGGCCGGCTGCTCGACTCGACGTTCTTCACGAACGGCCGCACCAGCAGCTCCATGTACTCCTTCTCTTCGGACTTCTCGTAGCGGGCAGCGATGTAAGCCGCCAGCTGCATGGCCGCTTGGTTCCAGTTCGAGTTGCCTGAGTCACCCTCGGTGATCAGCTTCTCGATGCAGCCAGGGATGCCTTCCCACTCCCGCATTGCCTCTTTCGGCACAACGCAGGCAGCGCTCATTGCCTTGACCTTACGGGACGCCGCGACACGGGCAGCTTTGAGCAGCTGCTCAGCCTTGGCGTAGGTGACGTTCTTTCCGGGCTGAGGCTGGGCCAGTGCCGGCCGCGGCGAGGCCACGATGGCGTGGTATTCCTCGCTGTTCATGTCAGCCAGTTCGTTCGGCGTGGTGCCGACTTTGTAGGTGCCGCTGCCGGGGCGTGGAACGCCTTCACAGCGCCACATCCGGCCACGGCCACAGGAGTAAACCGACTCATCCAGGCTGCACGGCGATTCAAGGCCGGCGCCCTTCATGATGGTCAGCATGATCTCGCGGTAGATCATCGGCAGGAACTTTGTAGGTTTCTTGACGCCAAAGACCTGAGCCGGGATCGTAATGTGCACGCCCTTGCCGCCGGACAACCAGCAGTGGATGAACTCAGCCGGGATATCCAGCTTGTTCATCAGGTAGTCGATGACCGCGTTGACGTCGGCCAGCACCTGGTCAATATCGTCAGCGTCATCAAAGTCCAGGTACATCGGGCCCATATACAGAACGGTCTCAACAGCATTGAGACCGTTCTCGGTAACTTCTTCGGGGTTCTGATCAACCATCAGGACAGTTTTGAACGCAGGCGGGCCTGGAAGCTCAGCTGATTGCAGCTGCTCCTCTGTGTAGAGCCGCCATGGTTCCTTCTTGTCCGCACGGAACTGAAGGAAATAATACATGGCGTTAATCCTTGCTCATGAGGGCCTGGGTCAGTCGCTTAACAAGGGTTTTTCCGCCTTTGTTGAAGGCCTGGAAATCTCCCAGACCCAGGCCGCGGCGCTCAATGGCCTGCTTGAACAGGGTGATGTTGTAGACCTGATCCATTTCGACCGCGCCACCGATCTCCAAACGGTTGTAGAAATCAGCCAGTTTGCTGTAGTCGATAGGCGTGTTGGGGGTACGCTCTTCGTGTTCCACGACTTTCATGTGCGGCTCCTGTAGCCCGGGGTGCCTAAGCGGTAAACCCGAACTTGTTGATGATCAATTCCTCTTGTGGCCGACTGAACGCCACGTACAAAAGCCGCTGCCTTTCACTGCGGATTGGGTTTTCCAGCAGATCTTTGACATCGACCATGACTCGCTTGAAGGTGCTGCCCTGGCTGCGGTGGACGGTGATGCAGTAGCAGTATTTCAGATCCGCAAACAGGTCTTTGAACTGGTGAAGCGTCTTCCAGTGGTAGCCGGGGTTGCCTCCACTTTTCTTGGCCTTGATAGCCTTTTCGCTGAGTTCGTTGGTGTAACGGTTGTAGCGTTCGAACTCATCCTCGTGCAGGACGTGAGCGAACACCTGCCGTGTATCAGCATACACAGGATTGAGGGTGACCAGCCACGTCTTCCACTTCTCGCCGGTCTCCTCATCGAACATGGTGCTTTCGCGCACCGAAGCGACCAGCGACTCTTCGTCGGTGGACAGCTCGACCTCGCCAGCCCGGGTAATTGGGCTGCCGGTTACCAGGCGCTCGCCGACTTCAAAACGTGCGGCTTTCGGGCCGTAGATTTTGGCACGGATTGCCTTGTTGATGTCGTCGACGCGGTAGTTTCGCCACGCCAGCACCCGCACATCTTCCAGATCCGTGGTCAGATCGAACTCGGCCACCACTGCCTGTAGGAAGTCAGCGGCCTTGAGCACGGTAACGTTGTGGGCAGGGATCGTGTCGAACTTGAACGAGCGGTTCTCTTCTATGGCGGCGCGCAGCGGATGAGTCAGCTGCAGGATGCCGTTCGGGGTGCCGTCCGGGTTGTTCTTCTGCCGTTCTACCTGGGTCAGCTCGCTGGTGGGGAACAGGCCGAAGGCTTTGGATTCCTTCTCCTTCACCGGGGGCAGCTGCATCTGGTCGCCCATCAACAGGCAGAACACCTCGTTGTTCTGCAGATCCGGTAGCAGGTAGTCCATCAGGAAGATCTCGCCGAGCATCGAAGCTTCGTCGCAGACCACCATGTTGTAGTCGCCCAGCACGCTGTCACGAACCCGGGCAGCGTACTTGCGTTCATCCGTTGGCATCAGAGCCAAGCCCAACGCGCTGTGGGCGGTCTTGAAGCCGATCTTGTCCATTGGCAGCCCGTACTTGCGCGCTGCCTTCTCCAGCTGTTTCACCGCCTTGTTGGTCGGTGCCACGAAGATGATCTTGAGCCCGGCGTCGAGCAGGATCACCGCGATCTCCATGCAGGAGTAGGTCTTGCCTGTACCGCCTTCGCCGATGATGGTGTAGCCCTGCGCGCCATTCTCATAAGCGTCGAGTGCTTTGTTTACGGCTTCGGCCTGGCCACTGTTCAGTCCCATGGGTTATCCCCTTATAAATTTATACGCTTATAGGTTGGGCACGATAGTCAGTCGTGCCCTCCCGGTCAAGAGTTCTTTTGGAAGATGCTCACCACATTCGGAGCGTCCGGTAGTTTCAGCTGAACGATCGGCCGGTGCTTGTCGCTGGGGTGGAACAGGTAGATCACCTTCTCGATGGCGTCCGCCAGGCTCCGGCTCTCACCGTAACCTTGGACAAACGCCACGTATGCCGGACGCAGCTGCTCGGCGCTGAAGGTCTGCAGGCCTTCTTCGGTGAGGCTGTAACGCAGTCCCTCGAAGAAATGTCCAATCCAGCGCTGCTGCTGCTCCGTCGTTCCGATGTCACCCACGTCTTTGCCGATCATCAGCAGTTCAGTCTTCAGTCGTTCCACGCATACTCCTTCTGGGCCCGCGGCCAAGTGTTTCGGTTAATCAGGGATGCCGGTCAACAACAGTGCGCTGGCGCGGCTTACCAGTTTAGGATCAGCAAGTTGCTTCACGTTCTTCACCTTTTCTGTGAAGCCTTCCGGCAGGTATTGCACCGCGTCCGGGAACTGGGCTTCGAGGTGCTTGAGGGTGCGGATCGGCGCCAGGATCTTGACCAGATCCTCGTACAGCGCGCCGGCCGCGATGATCACTGCCATGTACGCCTGCAGCAGGCGCTCAGATTCCTGCACCAGCCGGTACGCTGCGGTGGAGTAGGGGATGCGGTACTCGTCGGCCTTGCCGACCGTCACATCAGGGTGAAAGACCTTGTCCAGGCCAGGGATGCTCGGCAGGTCAGCGTGGCTGGTCTTCCAGCTGTAATGAAAGTCGTAGCTGCCAGTGTATTTTTCGGTGAAGTTCAGGAAGGCTCCCCATTCCTCCTCGACTGCTTGGCGGATTGTCTGCCACTTTTCCTTGTCCTTCTCGCGAACCTGGATGTTGCCGTTTAGGGTCTCATAGGTGTAGCCAACCTTTCCGATGACCTCGCTCTGCGTGGCATTGAACTTGTCGTTCAACTTTACGGTGACCAGGTGCACCTTGCCTTTGAGGCTGTTGAAGATGCCGTCCTGAATCAACGGTGCCCAGCGAGCCTCAGGCACTTCCGGGATCTTCAATGCGATCTGCTTGGCGAACAGCTGGCGCCACAATTTGTCCAGCGCGCGGGCGGCCTTGGTGGTCGAGGCCGCCTGGCGTTTCGATGCTTGGCGCAGCATCGAGTGAATCAGGGTGTGCTTTACGTCGTTGGTGATGTTCATTTTTCGTGTGCTCCTGGATCTTTGACGTGTTGATCGAAAAGTTTTTTGTGGCGGCGGGCGAACCGCGCCGTGTGGGCAATGGCGTAGAGCAGGGCCAGCGACAGCACGATGGGGTAGAACTTGATCGTCAGGCAGACCACCATCGGGATGCAGCCCACCACAACCGCGGCCTTGCCTAGGATGTCTGAGCTGCTCTGATCTTCCTTTCCTTCCTTCTCGAACTTGTAGCTGTGGCTGCTTTCCTTGTAACCCATGGCCTTGGCGATCAGCTGCGCCATTGGCCATGGGCCTGATGACTTGCGGTCATCCACCCAGAGCAGGGCGGACTTCACGGCCTCCGTTGCCGCGGAGAGGAGGATGAATAGCACGGCCATGACCACGCCCATCATCAGCATGGCGAGGAACAACTTTTCTGGTGTTAATTCAGTCACTTGAGATACTCCTTTCGGATTCGCCGAAGCGAGGTTGCATGGCTGAGACCCTTCCAGGCGTACAGCCTGGCCGAGCCGTCTTCCAAGAAGTGGATCTGTTCCGTCCAGCTGTAGGTGTAGGCACCCGCCAGGCTGAGCGATTGATCTGCCCGCTTTGCCAGAGCGAGGCGAGTGTCATCCCCGGTGCCGGCCGCAAACAAATCGAAGATTCCGCGCTGCGCCACCGGTGTGAGCATCACCGAGCAGAAGCGTGGATCCTTGGCGAAGTCCAGCACCTGGTCATAGGGGATGAACTTCGATTTTTCCCAGCGTTTTACGAATGCTTCCAAAGCCTTGCGTGTATCTCTTGTTGCTGTTTCAAGCAGCGTCTGCCCCGGCCGTGCCGGCCAGGTAGGCTGCAATATCGTGTTGACGTCCACGTTCTTGATCCTCAGTCCGATTCGGGACAAACACCCATGCCTGCACGAAGCAGCCTTGGGCGATGGGCATGACTTCCGGGTTGGTGTCCAGCGCCACGATGTGAGAGGCAGCCTTGGCGATTTCCCGTGCACGTTCCCGCGCATCGGCCATCTTCAGCCGGTTGCGCATGACTTCGGGGTTGGTCTTCACCAGCTTGCGCATCGGGTACTGCTGGCCGATCACGAGCAGCAGTTCGACGTCCTCCGGAGTCAGGCCAGCGGTAGGCTTGGCGCCCTTCTCCAGAAAGCGCACCAGCTCCGCCCGCCAGTATTTCGGCGACAGGTGCATGCACTTGAGCAGCACCAGGCACTGCTCCACGGACAGCTCGCCGTGCTTGGTCAACGGGACGACGCGAAAGCCCGCCTCCTTGTCGGAGTTGACCCGCATCTCCCCGTATTCCTGCGCCTCTTCCTCGGAGCTGAACTTGGCGCCCGGCGACCAGTAGCCCTTACGGCGCCACTGGATTACGTGTGTGAAAGCCATTTACACCTCGCCGAAGAGTGAAGCCAGGGTATCGCGCGCTGCCGTAAGCGCAGCCTGCTGTTGCTCGGTGAGTGTGGCCATCGCTCCGCCGTCACGCACCTGCGCCAGACCCTGCAGGGCAAGGCGCAGATCCATGTAGTGGTCGTCTTTCATGTCGGCCGGCTGGAGAAGCGCGTCGACTTCCTTGCACTTGGCACGGTCAAGCCACAGAACCAGAGGCAGCCGTTCGAACAGGTGGCCGCCCATTCCCAGCGAGGCGCCCGGGTTGACCTTCTGGTCAGTGGTGAAGGTGATCTCGCTGTAACCCTTGCGGGCCTGGAAACCTTTGAACGATTGCTCCAGAGACTGGAAGCGGATGTCTTCCTGATTCTGGCCCATCAGATAGTTGGCAATGCTTGGCATGGTTTCACCTCAGATAACGAGAGCAGGTTGAGCGTTCGTTTCATCGAAGCCGGCGCCGAGGGCCAGCACCAGGTCGATGGCGCGTTCGCAGGCATCTTCATCGGTCAGCGGCTCGGCCGATTCAAAGACGACGTAGTGGTTCAGGCTGTGGTAGCCAGCGCGGGGTGGCCGAGGGTTGATGAACTTCACCACCTTGGTGACCACAGGCTCCTCGAAGTCCCAGCACAGGATTTTGTGGAAGTGGCCACCGTAGTGGTGGTTGTCGGCGTGCAGCTTGTAGTCCGCCGGGTTGAAGTCAGGCATCTCAACCTGGCGCCAGTCCTCGCCTGCTTCGTCAGAAGGGTGGGCGTGAGCCAAGCGCCGCTGGCCATCAACGTAGTAGCAGCCCTCGTTCATCCACACCGTTCGGTAATCCCGGCCCTTGGGGGTGCCGCGGTAGATGCGCAGGCCTTCGGCGAGCAGGGCTTTTATCTGGTCAATCTGTAGCATGTGATTCCACCTCGTGGCGAGTAGGGCACTTACAGCGTGCCAAATATTTCTTCACTGCCGTCGCTGCCGAAACACTCACTGGCTGCTTGGCCATGTGTCCTTCGGAGATGCAGGCGCATTGTTTTTCAAACAGATCACGAGTCAGCTCGATGTCTGACTTGCGAACGGCGTAGGCCCGGTGGACGCTACCGACCTCAGCCTCCCGCCCGGCCCAGTTTGATGCCCCAAACCAGCCGACTTCGCCAGCGGCTCCGAACTCCTGCTTGAACACCATGTGTTCTTTGGGCACCACCTGACCTGCTTCGAGGATCTTCCAGCCGTCGGGCGGAGGCGGCACGGGTATGCCGTGGCGCATCGTGCGGTAGCGGCCTTGGTTGCGGCAGCGGTCACGCTCGCTGCCCCAGTCAACCCACTCCCACACCGGCCGGCCGTTGCTGACCATGGAGTAGCCGAACGCCTTGCTCTGCTGGCGCACCTTGAGCACGCCGGCGACATATTTCTCGTCGCCGGCCTTCGGGGTGCGCCGGTCAGGCCCGCTGCGAAAGTGCAGCGTCATGCGGTCAACTCTTGGCTGGTTCATTGGCCATATCCTCCGGCCGGACTACCTCTCGCAGAGGTTCCAGCGTGCTTGTGTCGAATCCCAGATTCTTCAGCTGCTCAAGCATCACCTGAGACTTTTCCTTCAGAACCCGTTTGGCTTCCTTGACCGCACCCGCACGGAACTCATCCCGGTAGCAGCCGTTCACCTGCACGGTAAGGTTGTTTCCGGTCTGGATGGTTTCGTACAGCTTCGCCAGCTGATCCCAGTCGCAGAGCAGGTCATGGATTTTCTTGTGGTTCTGCAGAGTCAGCATCAGCAGTCTCCTTTCCCAGACTCACCCGGATGTCATTGCCACGGACGGTGAACTCGCGCTTCTTGTTTTTGGAGAAAACGCGGTACTTGTCGGCGCGCTCGTCGTAGCTGATGACCTTGCCCTTGTCGGTGCCGGTGCCGACACGCCAGCTCACGACCTGGCCGATCTGGATGTCCGGCACCGGCATCCCGGCCTTGGTCAGCGCGATGTCGATGGCCTTGCGGAAGTTCTTCGAGGACAGGTTGGTGATGTCGGTCGGCAGCTTGGCCAGCACGTCGATCTGTGCCTGGCTGAGTACCTGACCCTTGAAGATCATTTCGTGGTCGAGCATGGTTCACACTCCGTGCATTCGATTTCGAGGGATTGGCCTTCGTGATCCTTGTCGGTGGTCGTCAGCACTCGGCTGCCACCGCAGGCTGCGCAAGGCTCGGCGCTGCCTTCAACGACCTTCGGGGCGTCAATCGTCCCGTAAGTGCGCATGTTCTTGTTCATCTCGTCAGCGTCGGCCAGCGCCTGCGAGACTTCTTCCGGGGTCGGTACATACTCATCAGGCGTGGCAGCTGCTCCCGCTTCCAGCTCAGCCAGCTGGCTCTCGATCTTGCTGATGTCCATCGTCAGACCGGACACCCGCATCTGCGCGGTGATCATCGCCTGCAGGAAGTTCATCGGGCCGACCTGTTTGAAGATCAGCCGGTGCAGCGCTGCCCGGGCCAGGCGCTTGACCTGGTCGCTGGTCATGTTCTTCACCGAGTTCTCGGTCAGCGGGTTGCGGCTGTTGGGGTGCAGCAGCACAGCCTTGACGTCGAACCCGGTGCCACATTCGCTGATCGCCAGCGGTCGCTGCAGGCCTTTGATGGTGCCTGCCTTGGGGTGCAGGGCAAAGTTGAACTTGGTGCCGCCGACGTCCAGCGACCACTGGTGGTAGCACGGCACGTCCATCATGCCGCCGCCCATGGCACGGATCTGCACAACGCTTTTCGATTTCATACCCATTCCTTACTGTCTATCCAGCGATTGATGTCGTACTTCATGCTCGGGCAGACCATGTGGTCGTCGAGCGCTGCAGCCATCCAGGCGCCGACCAGCTGGTCTTCGGCGGTCGCCACGGCCGTCTTCTGCCGCACGCCGCAGATCTCGACCTTGCGCACCGTGCTGCGGTTGATCTTTCGGTTGTTGACCACTCCTTGCCAGCTGTCACGCACGGCAATGGCGGTCGGCATGTCCGGCGCCACCTCGAACTGCGTGGAGCCGTTGGAGAAGGTCAGCAGCACGCCCAGCGGCTCGTCGACTTCGACGTTGCAAAGGGAGGACTGGCCATGCCACCAGTCCCCGTGTCGCTTGGCCCGCTCTTCTGTGTCGAACCACTCTTCATGGCGGGGCAGGTTGCCGTTGGTGTTGTTGGCGGTTACACGGAATCGCATGCGTCACCGCCTTTCACCACCACGCTCATTTCAAAGCCCACGAACACCGCGCCTTCGGCATCCATCGGCCCGCCGCTGCCTTCCGCCGTGTGCTGATTGGCGAAGCGAGCCAGGTGATCCTCGAGGGCAGCCTTGGCTGCCTCCGGGTTCATGCCTTCGATGTTGATCTTGCCGGTGAAGGTCAGGCTGTAGGTCAGGTGCTGCATGCCCGCCGCTTCCGGCGGGCAGATCGGCTCCGCCACCGCCTTCCAGGCCACGTTGTGGCCCGGCAGATCCCCCAGGCTGCAATTGCTGGCGCAGTTGCCATGGGGGTCGACCTGAATCGGCCCACAGCTTTCACACAGCACCGATGCAGCCAGCCCCTTGTCCCAGCTCTCGTGCGAGGTCAGGCCAGCCATGTCGTTATTTTCGGCGGCTTCTGCGCCGAACAAGTCTTCCGTGCACTTCCTGCAAAAATCAGCCATCACGCACTCTCCTGCATTTGATTGCCCAGCGCCCAGCGCGGGATGTTTGCTGCTACCAGTGCCCGGGCCAGCCCCGGCGGCACCGAGTTGCCAACCATGCGCACCTGCGCATGCTTCGGCAGTTTCTTGCCCATCACCACTTCATGCTCGTAATCGGCCGGGAAACCCTGGCAGCGATACAGCTCGTGCGGCTCCAGCATTCGCATGCCGATGTCGACAATCTGGTAGTCCTGCCCGTGGATGGTGACGATGCCGAAGCGCGCCTTGGCGGTGATGGTGTCCAGCGGCTCGTCGCAGCTGACCGCGCCGCCTGTGCCGTAGAACTTGATCAGGAAGGCCTGAACCGCTGCGAAGTGGTTGCCCTGTGCAGCGATCGCATCCAGTGGCCTGTCGAGCGACTGACCGTGGTTGCAGGTGCCTTTGAGTTTCACCAGGCTGCTGGCCACCAGCGCCGACTTGCCGCCGCCACCTGCGGTGATTGCGCCCAGTGGTTCATCGGCGCCGTGGCCGACGCTGTTGCCGAAGTCGCGCTGGATGTGCGCTACGTCGAGTGCATCTTCCAGATCGTGCACCGGGTCAACGGCTGCCAGCGTGGCTTCCATGACCGAGTTGTGATCCTTGGATGTGATCGTTGGCAGCGGCTTGTCCAGGTGCTGGCCGACCACGCCGGTGTAATGCTTGAGCAGCGCGGCGACTTGAATGTGCCGGGCCTTACTGGTCACGACCGACAGTGGCTCGTCGTAACCTTTCGAGGTATCGCCGGTGCTCTGGTGGTCGATGGTGGTGATGCAGCCTGCCTGCATCAACGGCTCCAGCTGCGCCTGCAGAACGCCGAGGGCATGGGGTGCGCCTGCCGGCCGCGCCGCGCCGCCACCGGCGGTGATCACCGGCAGTGGCATGTTGCAGCTGGCGCCGCCGGAGTCACCGCGGAACTTCATGATAGCGGCGGCTGACTGCAGCTCGGCTTCCACCAAGGCAAAGCGGGTTGCGCCAGCCATGACGGTGTCGATCGGCATGTCCACCGACTGGCCGATGCTGTTCTGGTTGAACTTGCTAAGCGTGACCGCCGTCAGCCCGGTGCCCAGCTTGCTGGTCAGGGTCTGCAGCGGTTCGTCCAGCGACTGGCCGCGGAACTGGTCGTAGGCGTGGTTCGTCTTCACGAGAAACGCCTCATCGCCGGCGCCGATCACGAACTTCTCGATGCCTTTGAAGATGCGTGCCAGGGTCTTCTCGGCCAGCGGTTTCTTGCGGCCGAAGATCGACGGGCAGGGCAGGCTGAAGTCGAGGTTCTCGCCTGCGGTCTTCCACGGCTGCAGCTTGCCCGGGTTGGCACGCAGGTACTTCTTGTCAGCGTGGGTCGGCTCCGGCCAGATGATCGGCAGCCCATCCTTGCGGGCCATCAGGAAGAAGCGGTTTCGGGTAGTCGGGTCACCGTAGTCGCAGGCGTTGAGACCCTTCTCCTTCCACTCCACGGTGTAGCCGGCGGCGCGCAGCTGCTTGATGAACTGCTTGAAGATGCTGCCGGATCGCTTCTTGTCCGGCACCAGCGCCTGATCCCAGTAAGCGACCTGTTCGCCAGGCTCGCTGACGACTTCGTTCATCACCGGGTTGCCGTCCTTGTCCTTCTTCACCGGGTCGGCGACCAGCTTGATCACGCGGCCGGTGCTCTTGCAGCGCTTGGCGATCAGTGGGCCCCAGGTCATGAACTCCTTCACGTTCTCCATGAAGAGCATGGCCATGTCCGACTGGCCGATCCACTTCTTCACGATCCAGGCCAGGCCGCGAATGGCTTTCTTCACCGGCTTGCCGCCCTTGGCGACCGAAAAGTGGGTGCAGTCCGGCGAGAACCAGCCCATCAGGGCTGGCTGGCCATTCAACGCTGCGAGGATATCGATGTCCCAGACCGACTCGTTGTAGTGCTTGGTCTCGGGGTGGTTCTGCTCGTGCATCATCAGCGCTTCGGCGTTGTGATTCACGGCGATGTCGGGGGAGCGGCCATTGGCCTGGGCGATGCCGGTGGAAGCTCCACCGCCGCCTGCAAAGTTGTCGACGACTTTGCCATTGATCCAGCGATACCCGACGGGGATCGGGTAACTGTTGATGTCTCGCATCGTATATCCTTGAGACGCCACTGGGCGTCCTTGTCGTGGTTAAAGTCCAACAGCCTCGAGCCAATCAATGACTACCAGCCTTACGTTCTCGTTGGTGGGCATGTCTGAAACCAGCATTTCCACCAACCGGTCAGCGAGCGAACCCTTCTCGGGTTTGCTGAACAACTCGAACCAGACCACACCATCCCACTGAGTGGGGTGTTCGCGGTGCATCTTGGCGACAAACTTCAGGGCTTTGCAGGCCGCCGTGAAGATCTCCCCGTGGTCGGACGGAGGGAGCCGGCTGATCTCGCCTTCCGGCATCCGGTCTTCCAGTTCGTTGCTGATCATCATGGCTGCAATCAGGCCGACGCGATCCGCCTTGTCCGACTTGAATTGGTTGTTGATCATGCTGCACCTCTGTGTTAAAGGCACGCAGATACCTCGCCAATTGGCGAAGTATCCCACGCTAAGCGGTTGGGTTGTCAATCAGATTTGGGCTATTCGCCGTCGTCGTGGAAGTAGAACGATCCGCACTTATTGCCGTTGACGTCGCGCAGCGGGACTTCACCGTCCGGGAAGTCGCCATCCTCCAGGCGCTTGGCGACCTCGCGGAGGATTCGACCCATCTCCGTCGCCGGGGCGTCTTCAAAGGCAGCGTTGCCGTTGGTGTGGACGTTGATGCCGATATGCACTGTCATGCTTCACCCCAGTCGGTTGGACGGCCACATCGATTTCTTGCCAGGCCCCTGCACTTCGACCCAGATGTATTCGACGCCGTCGAGGTTCTTGGAAATGGTCTTGGTGCCGTTGCAGTTGTGCGTGACCTTTCCGCTGAAAGGAGGGTCGCCGCGATCCGCGGGGCAGTAGACGGTGTCGCCCACCTTCAACGTCAGTGCCTTTTCGATCTTCATGTCAGCCTCCGGCGGAAAAACTCGATTGCTCGGCGGGCACGCTGTGACAGGGTTCCGGCTGTACGTGAGAGGGTCAGTTCGATCCGAGCACCCGGAGGGCCCCACTGCCATGCTTGACGGATGTGCAGCGCCGTCACAAGGTTCTTCGGGGTGGACATTGGGCCGTTGGTCTTGCTGTCTTCCTGCAGGACGGCGCAGGCATTTTCAGCAAGCAGCTCATTCAGCGCCTTGAGCTGGGCGACGTGAGATTCGTGGAGCAGACCTACCGCTTCGGCGCGGATCTCCTCCAGGCGTTCTTGGGTGCTGGTCATTTGTAGAACCTCGCTTTCGGGAATTCTTCCAGCACCTTGAGCTTTGCCGCTCGGCGCGTTACGCCCCGGACAAACATCTCGATGTGCACCAGGTCACCGTCTTCGTCCTGGCCGTAATACCAAGCTCGGTACAACCAGCCGGTCTTCGGCGTGGCCGCGCCCCAGTAGGCCCCGCCCCGGTCGTAGTCACCGTCGATCATCGGCACCAGCGTCAGGTGCATGGTGCCGTGGAAGTGCTCACGGTCGGCGTCCGTGATGTTGCGCCGGCCCATTGGGGCGCCGCGGCTGCAGTTCAGCTGGCTCAGCGGCTCAGGCTGCTTGGATTTGGTGTAGCAGGAAGCGATGGCGTTCATGTCAGCTCCGAGGAACGGGTGATGGATCTTTGGTGGGCAGCGCGATGACTGCGTGGTTGTAGGAGGCGAAGCCGCAGCGCTTGGCTGCCTGCTCCAGTGAGGCGGTGAAGGCCAGCTTCTCGCCCTTGTCCCGCGCCTCGCGGCGCAGGTTCTGGGCGATCTTGTTGACCCGGGCGAGGGAGCGCGCTTGTTCAGTCACTTTCCAGCTCCTTTTGAGCATGTTCAAAGCCCTGATAACCCCTTGCCCAAGCCTCTTTTTCCAGCGCCTCGGTGTGGGTCATTTTCTCGCCGGCCGCCTGCGCGGCCTTCTTGCGTTTAGTCGCGGCACGCTTCAGGCCTTTCATGGTCGTGACCTTGCCTTCGCCTGTGCTCTGGATCACCCTCAACTCCTTCGCTGTCAACAATGTCCGGGTGTTGAGGCGGAACTGGTCATAGCCGGAGCTGGTGACCTCCCGCCAAGGTTTGGGCGGCACGCCGGCCACGTCATCAGTAGTGCGCACCAGTCGGCTGTAATCGTTTACGAAGTAACGCACGGCTGCTCCTCGACCGGCTCCATGGTCAGCGTCAAAGTGAATTTGGTGCGCACGCCCTTGAAGGTGGCGATGAACTCGTCCTTCTTACCGGGCAGTGATTCGATGCGCTCGACCACCGCCTTTACCGCATCGGCGGTGAAGTCTTTCGACTCCAGCGCGACCTCATCAGAGGTCTTGCCCATGCGGTAGATCATCACGCGGTTACTGAGCGGCGATCGGCCCAGCCGCAGGTTGTCCATCAACTTGCTCATCAGGTTGTTCCTCCGGGTAAATTTCCCCGACCACCGCATCTGCCAACTCTTTGGCGTGGTCGAGTTCTACGGGTTGAAGGGGTTCGTTGCGGCGGCGCAGGTTCTGCACCTCCGCGGCCAGAGCTTCGGCGGCTTCGCGAAGGGTGCTCACGCTACCTTCCCGTCGTTATCCGCCGACCAGTCACCGTAGTAGTGACCCTCAAAGAACAGCATGTCCTCGACGTAGGGCACCAGCAACTCGTCCCAGCCATCGCCGTGGGCGTGGTAGTTGATGACCTTGACGCCTTCCTCGCAGAAGTAAAGCGCGTCACCGCGCGGCGGGACATGCCCTTCGACGGAGTCGGCGCTGTAGCCGAAATCCTCCATCTCTGCCTTCGGCGTGGAGCGGCCGTGGGTCATGTTCAGCCACAGCTTATGACCCAGCATCTCCGGCTCGACCAGCACGCTTTCCGGATTGCGGATCTCGGTGTGTGGATCTTCGCCCGAGATGCCCACCCGCAAGTTGCTGCAGTAGGTCATGGCGGCGAAGTGATCGACTTTCAGCCGCACAGTGATGCCTGGCTGAGTCGTGTTATGAAGCTTGCAGTGCGGTGCTAAGTTCATGTTTCTAATCCTCTTTCGGTTTATATTTGCTGATGCGCATCTTGGCACCTTTGACGCTCGGCACCCGACGGGCCTTGTCACCTTCGTAGCGCTGCACCGTCACTTCTTCGCACTGTTTGGTGCGGTTCCAGCAGGTGTGGACGAAGCCGCCTTTGTAGGCGAAGGTGTGGAACGAGTCTTTATCGTCAGTCATCCTCGGCGCCCTCCAAGAGCATGGTGACACCGTACCGGCTGCCGGCCAGGTGGGTGTTGCACAGCTCGCAGTTGTGAGAGCTGAACTCGTCGTAGCCTTGGCCCTCAGGATCATCCTCGGTCGGCTCGACGCCGGCGGCGAAGTGACCCTTGCGACCGTTCAGCTCGCGCTTGATGGCCTTGTCGACGTGGTCTTCGTCACAGTTCTCACCCCCCTCGCCGTTGGCGATCAGCAGCAGGCAATCTTCGCAAACGCTGTACTCAATGGTGTCGATGATGCTCATGAAAAGAGCTCCCCGACGATGACGCGGTTGACGTTTTTCACGCTGATCACCACGGCATGGAAGAACGACTGGGCGGCGTAGCCGTTCCAGCCTGCCTTGCTCAGGTTGTCACCGTGCGCGGTGGCGGAAAACTCGCACAGCCCGTAGACCTGCCCCTTGAAGCGGAAGAACACCGACCCGTCCAGCTCTTCGCCGAGGTAGTCGTACTCCTTGCGCTCTTGGGCGGTCAGGTCAGCGCCGCAGAGGGTGTCGCGGGCAATCAGGTTGCTCCGAACGGCTTGGCCGTCAGGCAGGATGCGTTTTGGTTTGGGCATGGCTCACTCCGAATGTTTGCTGTCTTGCTGTATCTGGGAGATGCTCGAGTCCAGCTGCCAGCACACGTTGCCGATCGCGGGGAGCATGTTGAGGATCGCTATCGGGTTCAGGCACTTTCCGATATAGGGGTTCTTTCCGCGGATGTCTTCGTCGCTGAGGACGATGCAGCCTGGCTCCCACGGGGTGTGTTCAATTCTCGCCATTCCTGCAGACTCCGGCGCGTGACCACCGGTGACTTTCGCTTCCGGTCGGCCATTCGCATTGCTTCGATGAATACGTGGCACGCTCCCTTGGTGCCTTGGTAGGCCTCATCCCATGTGCCGTCGGGATTCCGGGTCACCACCCGGTGCTGCTTGTACTTCATCAGCCTCCCTCCAGCTCGGAGCGCAGGCGGGCTGCGTCAGCCTTGCTGCGCTCCAGTTGCTGCCAGAGGTTGGGCTCGGCGTCTTCGCCTATGCCCTGATCGAGCAAGGCGTTGCGCACCATGTCTTCGAGGACGTCGAGCGCCGCGATGGCTTCGTCAGCCACGCGCTCGGCGTTTGCCAGTTCTGCTGATTTTTTAAGGCCCATGCTGGTGACTCCAGTGTAAAGGGCCGCTTTACGCGGCCACCTGAGAATTGTGGTAGGGGAATGGCCATAGCCGCTTCCACGCCGATCGATGCAATGCCCCAGCCTTCGAATGGGTGGGTCATACCCGGTTGCCCTCGGCGTCGAACTCGACCTCGTTGGCTTCCAGGCTTTCACCTACCAACTCGTCGCTGGTCAGCGAGTTGTAGGACTTTTCGAGGCTGGAGTAGATCCAGTCCATGAAATCCCGCAGCAACTGCGCCACTTCTTCCTCGGCATCACCGATATCGCGGTACTTGTCTTCGGCGTGGGTCACCTCGATCCGGGTGCAGCCGCTGTGGCTGTAATGACCGTAGGTCGCTACCTGCGCCTCCAGTTGGTAGAAGTGCTTCTTCTGCACCGCGATCAGCGCCTTGCATATGCGGTGCAGCTCGGCGTTGTTTTCCACCTTGACCCAGGCGCCGAGTTCCTTGTCCCGGTAATACTCCGGCGCCTCCATTTTCAGCAGGTTCGCGCAGCCTTTTTGGTAGCTGTACGACCCTTCGAACGATGCGCCGTCACCCTGGCTGCTGAACCCGCTGAAGTAGATCGACGGATCCCTGCCGCCACCCTTTCGGGTGTCGATCACGATGCCGAGGCAGTCCGCCATCTTGATGGCGTCCTCGTAGACGTGCTCCCACCAGCCGTGGTGGACGTTCCAATCCCGGTTCTTGTCCAGAGCGCTGGCCTTGGCCTCCTCGCTGAGCTGGTCGAACTTGTACACCGGTGTTTCGATAGTGCGATGTGGGGTTCCCATGATGACTCCGTTGTGCTGTTTCAGATGGCTCAAGTGACAAGGCACTCTTGCGAGTGCCCTGCCTTGAATCAACTGCGGATTTTCTTTCGGAAGTGCCAGATCGTGGCGCCGGCTGCAAGGATCACCGCGATCACAAACAGCAGCAGGCCGACCAGCAAGCCCACCAGTTTGGTGAGCAGCCAGAAGACCACCAGCATGCACAGCAGACGCTGGAAAAACTTCCAGCCGTCCATCAGCGCACGACCTTGACCGTGCTGTTTATGCCCTTGTCCACGGCGCGGCGAACCGCGGTGGTTTCTGCTTCATCCAGCCCGTTCAGGTAGGCATTGTTGAAGACCACCTGAGCGCGGAGGCAGTAGGTTTTCACGTCGCTGAACGTGCCGGGGCCTTCCAGACCGGAAGTCTTGCCTTTGGCGATGGCGCAGTGGGTGTACAGCGGATTGCCGTTGGCATCCTTGGCGTTCTCGAACGAGCTGTCGTCCACGCCACCGACCATGATCTGGTTGCCGAAGTCGGACGTGATGTCAGCCGGCAGCATGCCGAGTCGACCGATATACAGCATGCCGGCGATGTCGACACGAACGCCGCTGTCCATGGTGAACCCCTGTGCCACGGCTTCGGCCGCGCTGTACCAATCCTTGAACTCGACCGGCACGGCGCCGGCGTAGTCCTTGTCGGTTTTGATCCAGTTGTTCAGGGTCACGGCTGCGCCGCTGCCTTTGACGGTGGCGAAAGCGTATTTCTTCGCCACGCTGTCGTTTTCCATGTCGCCAAAGTCGTTCACCTCGCCGCCCTTTGGGTAGAGCCAGTACACGACTTCTTCGTGGGCGTTGATCGCCTTGAAGGAAGCCGGCATCGGTTGGGTGATCACGGCGTCGGCCTGGATGATCGCGATGTCGCAGTCACCGGCCTTGAGCTTTTTGGCGTTGTCGACGCTGCCGCCGGTGGTCATCACCTTGAGCGTGTTGCCGATCTCGTTGGTGATCTTTCCGCCAATGCTGGTGGCCAGGCCTTCGTAGAAGCCGCCGACACCACCGGAGCAGAACTTCAGGGTTTCAGGTGGCGCCGCTTGGGCGAGGGCTGAAAAGATCAGGGTGCTGAACAGAATCATCTGGACAACGGCATGCTGCAACGTTCGTTTCATGGGACATTTCCTTCTGGTTGGGTTTGTGCTTTGAGTTGTACTTTTGTCGCTGGTTGCCGAGATTACTCCTCTTACTCGGCCATTGGAACGTCACCCAGTTCGATGATAATCGCCGGCGTTCCGTCTCGGTAATATCGGCCGTAAAGCGCGGTCTCCCACTCTTCGGCCTGCGGTATGTCGCTGCCGTCGGCATCGGTGAGCAGCAGATACTCACCGCACGGCAGCATCTTGCGCAGGGCCATGCAGCCGCCGCCGGTGTGGAACTCGTCGAACCCGTAATACTTTGGTTCAACGTTGAAGCGGCCGCACTCGGACAGCATCGGGTTGCGGATCTGCATGTCGAGGTGCCTGAAAGCCAGCAAGTCGGCGGTGTACGGCACCTTCACCTCTTTGCCGCTGGCCAGGTAGAGGGTGCAGGGGAGAGGTTTTGGTGGGTTCATCCTGCCTCCTCGGCGTTACGCCGCTCGACGTAGTTCAGGGCCTTTTCCAGCAACCCGTTGAAGTCGGGGCGCCAGCGCTGTGGAACGTGGTTGCTGAACGTAACGATGTAAAAGCCGCCCTGCTTCAGGATCTTCGGTCGCCACATCGGAGGGATACCGCAGCCGCGGTGCCACGCCTGCTTGTTCCACATCCGCAGGTCTTCTTCATCGGCATGGCGCAGCTGGCCGTTGTCGCTGATGTAGATCTTGCCGCCCATGCACTGGTCGGCATGCCAGCCACCGGCGTGCGGCGTGCTCAGCTGCGCCAGCGCCGTGCAGCCGTGGTTGTAGCGGATGATGTCGCCGGGCTTAAACTGGCTCATCGACTTCCTCCTCATCCGCCGCGCTGACCCGCATGTCAATGGCATGATCCGACTCCATCATCCAGTCCTGCGGATCGGTCGGTGCCTTGGCCAGGGCAAACACCTCGGCCTGTTCTTTGTTCTCGGCCTCGACCTCCACGTAGGTGAAAATGTCGGCCCGGGCGACCACGGTCACGGTGAATTTCTTCATGTCCCGTTCCTTTTTGCGATCTGCGCCTTGATCTCTTCGATGATGGCGGGGTGGGCGTAGTAGATCCCGTTGGAACAGATGATGTTCCGGCAAGGGGTCTGGGTTGTGACGTACTTGGTCTTGCGCAGCGGGCGCCACGGCCAGCTGAACAGGCGCTGCTTCAACGTCAGCTGCACCTCTTCAGTCTTTGGCTCGGTCATCAGCGGGCTTCCCACAAACCGCTGACCGAGCATCAGGATTTGCTCTGGTGCTGGCATGTCAGTCCTCCTGACCGGGGCGTAGAGCGCATACCGGGTCATGGTTCGGCAGGGTTTCGTTGCAACCTTGGCAGTTCCCTTCCTTGACCATGAAGGGCATCACCGTCAATCCTCGGTCGTCCAGATACCCGGCTACTTCTGCGAGAGTGTGATCCTCCCACTCCGGGACGTTGACCGTTTCGTGGATGCCGTCCAGACACTCGAGCAGCTCGGCGATGCGCAGGAGCTGGTTGCGGTTCGGGCTGCGCACCGCGTTGGGCACGACCCAGGCCTTTAGCAGTTCGGCCAGATACGCCGGGGCCATGCCGGAGGCTTCCGCCTCCTCGCGGGTCTTGAACAGGGTGAGCACATCGCTGTGCTCGTAGGCGGTCGCTTCGACCTGTTGGGTGTTGGGGTTCAGGTAGTAGTTCATGGCGCCTCCCAGACGAAGCATCCGGTGGATTCGATGGCGGCCTTGAACTCCGCCACCATGCCAGGCAGGCGTGCCAGCAGCAGGGCTGTCAGCTCGTCCTTCGGCAGACTCAGCTGCTCGTCGGTGGCGTCCGGCCAGATGCCGGTGGAGCGGGCCGCGGCGAAGTCGCGCTCTTTGCCCTCACCAACCTTCCAGCAAGGCTCCCAGAACAGGCGTGGCAGTGCTGATGGCACTTGCTCAGAATCCAGCATGTCCTCCAGGCGGTAGAGGGGGAGATTGGTGATGTCTTCGTTGTCCCCTAACGCCGTCTTCAGGCTGCAGTCGGTAGCGTCGGCTCGCAGGCTCCACACCGGTTCCTTCGTCCGGCCATTTACGAGCTGGCGTTTCTCACCTTTTGCCAAGCCCCAGCAATCTTTGTCGCTGGCGTGATACACCGTGTTGGCCACGTAGTGCATCGGGCTGTCGCTGGACATCAGGTGCCACTTGATCAGGTGCTTCAGCTCCGGGAACACCGCCTCGATCTCGTCGTGGCAGCACCCGCCGAAGTCCGAGTCTCGGGACTTCCAGCTGTCATACCAGCCGTAGCCGGTGACCGCGAAGCTGTTGTGGCCGTTCTTGCAGTTGTCGTCGAAGCGAACTTCGGCGTGCATCAGGATCTTCTGGCCTTTCACCGTCTTGGTGCGGAGTTCGCTCACCCACTTCTGGTGCATAAACAGGCCGGGCTTGCCGTCACGACTTTGGCTGCCCCACGGTACAACGGTCAGCGTGCCAGGCACGCCGCAGAGAGTGGCTTTGGTTTCCATGATTGCTCCGAGTTACGGTTTGAGTTTCAGGCCGGTCGCGGCCAGCTCTTCACGAAATTGCGTTTGGAGGGCTGGCAGGCGTTCACGCAGGGCGACTTCCAGATAGCAGCCCTCGCCCTTCAGGAGTTCCTCTGGGGCGTCATCCCAATTCGCGGAGCTGCGGGCCAAGGCGAAGTTACCCTCACCTGCGTGGTACAGCGTGTTGGCGATATAGTGGAGAGGCACCCCGTCTTCGCACAGGTGCCACTTCACCAGGTGGGCGATCTCGGGCCAGAACTCCCGAGCTTGCTCTTCGCCCAGGGGGCCGGTCACACCGTCAAAGTCTCGGGTGATCGCGAAATAGTTGGAGGTGTTCGCCGCCGCGCCTTTGTCATACGAGATGCAAATCTCGAAGCGGCCACCTTGCCCTTTGAAGTCGCGGTAGGCGACAAAGAGCTGATCCTTCCAAAGCCCGTTCTCGCCTTCGACCTGTACCAGCACGCCTTCGATGCCGAGCAGGGTGTGGGGTACGGGTTTCATTCCTGACTTCAGGAAGTAGGGGGTGTATTCGGCCATGTCAGGCTCCTATTCGATCAGCATCTCGTCGAGCCGACCGCGTGATTCGAGGTTGAGGGTTTCACTGCGACCGTGGCAGGCCTTGCCGTCGGTGAAGCCGGCGGCGATCGGCTCTTTGTAGTGCCGCTCCCAGTCGCGAGGGTTGTGATTCTTGAACGACTTCAGGCTGCTGACCATGTCAGCCATGTCGTCATGGTGGTAGCGCTTGGGGAAGATGAAGATCTCTTCGGTGCCTTCCTCGTTTTTGGTGACGATGTACTTCATCTTCTCTCCTACAGGATGCCTTCCAGTATCAAGGTTGCGTAAGTGTCCGGCTCATTACAGCCGTCGGCGATCTCCTGCAGGGCGGCGCGGAAGCGCTCCAGCGCCAGCACCTGCTGGCGATACAGGCTGTACTGCGGGGTCGGCCACATGGTGTTCTGACCGTTGCAGGTCTTGTTGTGGCAGTTGTAGGTTAGCGGTGGCGGGCTGCCAGAGCCCGATGCACCACCGATCCCGCAGATGATGCAGCGGTACTGCTGACCTCGGCCGGGCGCGCCGTAGTGGAGCTGCCAGCTCTCGTCTTTGTGGTGCATTTCGATCATGACTTCTCCTTGGTCAGCAACTTCCTGACCTTGTTGGTGCTGCGCCGCGCGACCGGGATGACGTGGTCAATCAAGCCGACCATCCCGTCCGCGCGGCGCACGCTGGTGATGATTTCGAAGACCCAGTGCTCGCCTTTTCGCCAGCTCTTCAGGCCGGGCAAAACATCGTTGGGCACTAGATACGCGCGGTGCACCGTGGTCGCCTTGTCCTTCAAGGTCTCGGCGATCTCGCACAGAGGTACATCGAGGACGAACGAGCCGTTGGTTTTGGTGTGCGCCACCACCGCCTTGTGCTCGGCCTGAAAGAACGCGATGTTCTCGATCGGCGTGCGCACCAGCACGCCCAGGCGGCGAGCCTCGATGTACTCAGGGGTGACGGCGTCGGGTTGGCGGGTCATATGGAAGTCCTATGAGCAGCGCGTTCACGCACCGCAGTAGTTGGAGGTGGTACTTCATGGTCGGCGGGACGCAGTTATCGTCCCACCATGGGCTGGCCCGGCCTTCCCACAACTCGCCGACCAGCTCCTTGTGTGATTTGCCCACCCAGTCTTCCAGTACCGGACTGGCGTAGGTAATCACACCATTCAGCTCGTACCAGTGAGAGGCAAGCGGGCGTCCTTCGTTGCCCTTCTGCCAGTAGACTGCGTAGTGGGCCATGGCTAGATGAACCCCTTGAACGCCACGTCGATGCGAAGTGGCCGCGATTCGTAGAAGAACGTGCCGTTGCAATACGGGCACGTCGCCAGGCTGTCCCACATTTCACCGCTGCCCCGCGCCGGCCGGTTGATCTTCAGTCGGCAATCACACGCTGGGTTGGGGCAGTCGATTTCGTGGTGGGCACGGTCTGGGCGCTTGTTCCAGAAGGTTTCGTAGCGCTCGATCGCCGCGGCCTTGTCTTCCGGGCTGCGTTTGTCCTGAGGCAGATCCTGAAGCGAAAAGCCTTGGTAGTTTCGAAGGCCACAGGCCCGGCTTTCCTCCGCATGCTTGGCGTATTCGGCATCCATCGTCGACCAGCGTTTGTCGATGGCTGGCTGAGCGATGCAGGCGCTGTACCCGGCTTGAATACATTCGTGCAACGTTTGCTCCTTGGCAAAGCCGCGCGCCCAGCCATCGACGATGATGGTCTTCATCTTGGTGCCGGGGCGCCACGCTGCCGCTGCCAACTGGAGGGAGCGGGCAGGGGTGATGGTGTTCATGGCTGGGCCTCCAGTTTGGCGATCAGCGCGCGGTTGTTGTCGGTGAGGATGCCTTGAGCCTCGCGAGCCTTCATGTTCTCGACGATCTCAAGGCAGTCCTTGTAGATGAAATCGCAGTTCAGGTGGCCGTTGACGATGGCCACCAACTGCTCCGGGGTGAGGTGGGCGATGTTCATACCCGTGCGTCCTCTTCCAGCTGGTGCATGACCCACTCCCAGTAACCCAGCAGTGTCTCTTCGCGGTCAATCGCCGAGCGCCAGCGGTACTGCTCGTAATCAGGGTGCTCGGTGACAAACATTTTGCGCAGCTGCGTCGGCGTGAGCGCTGAGGCGATCTTGGACAGGTCGATCACCTCACCGTCGTCCGATTCCCAGGAGGGCTCGCCATCCTTCTCGACCTGAAACACACAGGCCGTGTCAGTCTGGCCTCGCTGGATGCGAGTCTGGAAGTAGTCGGCGGCGACATTAATCGCGGCATCTACCGCGGTTTCGGCTTCGACGTTGACTTCCCACTTTACGAGATACTGGTTCATGGCGCACCCAGCCCGCATTCGTCGATGCATTCACCGTCACGGTTGATGAACACGGCGCCGTAATAGGCGCCGTTGTCTGCGTACTCTTTCATGGTCTTCTTGGCCTCGCGCAGGCTGTTGGTGGTGCAGGAATCCAGCGGCTTGGCGCCGTCCATGGATTCCTGCCGGTTGCGGTTCTTTTCGACGCGGTAATGTTCCATGGCTACTCCGCCAGTTCGATTTCGCACTTGTCGATGCGGGTGGTGACGAAAGCGTCGTTGCTGCAGAAGGTGCCGACGCGCTGAAACCAGACCCAGTCGCCCCAGTAGCCGCGGATGTCGCACAGCACCGGGTCAACGTTGGGGAATCCCCACACCGCGTTATGCGGTCTGACCATGACGCGGGTGCCTGGCTTCGGCCAGCGCTCAGGCTCGGCGATGTCAGGGAAGCCTGCGTGGTGCTGGCAGGGCGGGCTGACGTAGACCACGTCAGGTGCAGTTTCGCTTTCCGAATCGGCGTAGACATCCGGATTGATGTAGTCACGGGCATACCCGAGGGCCACGGAAGCCAGATCCTTCTCGACAGTCCCATTGGCTATGGCGTGTTTCCACGCATCTTTGACTGCCGTGGCCTTGGCGCCGCTGCCCTGACCTTGCTCACCGTCACACGACCAGATCCAGCCGCGCGAGGCGGTGAAGTCGAACCCGTACCCGTCATGCTCCAGCGCCTTTTGCATGCCGAAGAGGTGAGCCTCGTCTGGCTCGGTCATCCAGTCGGCCGGAAACCCTTGCGCCTTCTGCAATTGCGCGAAGGTCAGCCCGCTGCTTTTGTGGATCATGTGCGAGATGGCTTCGGAATCCTCGGGGCTCTGGAGCACAGTTTCACCCAAGCCCAGGCTGTTCATCTTCACGGCGAAATCGTCCGGGTTGACGCTGGCCCAGTTCCTGATTGCAGCGCGGATGGCGTCGGCGCGGCTCTTGAAGCCTTTCACTGTCTGGCCGCCTCGCCTCCACTCATTGGATACTCCGTCACAGCTGTACTCATAGCCCGCCTGGTTGGTCAGGCGTTTGAGGATGCTGAGTTCACGGGACTCCTCGGCGCTGCGGCTCCGCACCCGGTGGATGCCCGGGTCAGCCTTCACCCTCTCCACGGCGTTTTCATGCACGCGGATCGCGTCAAGCCAGGCGGCTTCCTCGGTTGGGAACAGGGCGCTGACCCGGTTGCCACGCTCAAAGCGCCAGTAATGCACCCCCTCGCCGAGGGAGGCTGGCTCGACCTTGATGCCGGCCTTCTGCACTTCGCGGATGCGGCCGTACAGGCCGATGTGAACCCAGTAGGCGTTCTTCACCGCGGCTTCTAGCGTCGGGAAAGCGCTCGGCCCACGGCCCCCATGATCCCAGCCCCACTGGGTTACTTCCATGGCGTCAGCCTCCGGCCGCTCGAGCACAAAGACATAGCCTTGCACGTCGAGCATCGCCATATGCTCCGGCACCGCTGGAAACTTCGGGTGCTCGCGCTTCTCCAGAAAGGCGTCCAGCTCTCCCCGATTCGGCATCGCGTGCTGGGAGGTGATCGCCCGGTTCTGCCACAAGGCCAGAACGTTGGCCTCTGAAAACGTATGCTCGCTCATAATTCTTAGTCCTATTTTCAGTTCAACTCATTGATTGCATTAGGAATCTCAGGGAAATTCCGCGGATAATCCTTCCACAGATCCTGATCCTTTCGGGTGTACCCGTACTGCTTCTGCGCCTCCCAGCGGATCCACGTCCGCGCCTCCTCCTTGTCCCGGAAGGGCCGGTAGATCTTGCACAGGGCCTGGAAGCTGGCATCCCCGCGCGCGGTCAGCGGCAGGCCGAGGAACGCCGCGATGGCGCCCTCGGCCTTGAACCCGCCGTACTCAATGAACCCGCGGTGGTTCCAGTGCAGGCCGACCCGGTGAAAGCGTGGATCGTGCGAGGCGAAGTAACGGAACAGCTCTTCCAGCATTTCGTGCGAATGCAGGGTGTCCTCGTGCTTTCCGAGGAACACCTCATCGAACAGACAGTCCACCATCCCCCAGTGGGCTTGGATAATTGGCTGTGTGTGCATGACTACGACCTTGGGAACCCGCCTCATGCGGCAGGATAGGGTTAAGAGGGGGTTTCCGTCCCCACCTTCGGGGAACCTCGCTCAATAGCGAGGAATCTAGCCATCATCCGAGAGGCGGTACGGCTTGTGCTTGAACGTCGGCAACCCGTCACCGTCAAGGCCGTTCTGGTAGAAACGACCGCTGGTGCTCCACAGTGGCTGGCGTCCAGAACGCAATCTCCGTGCCCACGCCGCCTTCTCCATGGAGGCGAACTTGATTTCCGTCGCCGCTTCGGTCATCGCCTCGGCGCAGCGGAAATACGGCGACACCTCGGCGATGCGGATCGCCGCCTCGATGGCCTCGGCAGTGAGGAAAGTCTCCCCGCGCCTGCGTAGATCATAGACGGCAAATTCCGTCCAGTTGGCCAGCGAAATGCCGGTAAGTAGCGACATTCCGACCAACGTCTGAGCGCTGACCGTGTCCTTCTCGCGCTGCCGTTCCTTTGACGTCAAATGAACGATCAGTCGGCGGGCGAGCAGCACCTCGGCATCGGCATGGAAGTCGGCCGGGTCACCGGACAAGTCCAGCTCAGCCCAGGGTCTTTCGAACACCCGCCGCACAGCGCGATTGAACATCAACGCCGTGACCTTCAGCGGCTCCCGGCCGTGGGCTGCCACCTCTCCCATCTCACCGCTTTCAGGGTCGAGCAGCTGTTCGACCTCGGCGATGATCTGGGGCTGGATCATGGCGATCTTGCGCCGGGCGGACGCGCCATAAGCGCCGCTGTCGATCAGCAGCCGGCTGTAGGAACCGGTGCGCGGCAGGTCGAGGATGAACTCCTGACGGAAACTGAAGTTGGAGAAGCGCTTGATGACCTCCACGTCGTGGTGAATGTGCGGCCGCGCGCCGAAGCCGACCGCAGCGAACTTGCCCAGCGTGTAGTCGCTGAGGGGGTCGGGGAAGAAGTCCATGACCTCCAGCGCCCGGTGCGCCAGATCCTCGACAGCCTTGATCGGGATGCCGCCGAGCAGGTACGGCACAAGCGCGGGGCTGACCAGATCCACGCCAGGCAGCCCGAACGCCGACTTCTGCAACCAGCGGCAGTATTTGGCGAGGATGCGGTCGCTGTAGCGGGCCGGGCCAATGAGGCTGCGTTCGGGTTTGCTGGCCTCGCCGAGTGCGTCGAGCAGGGAGCTGGCGAACACCGCGGCGGCAGCCTCCATTTCAGGGCTGTCGGGGTCGAGGTGGGCACCGAGGGCGCGGAAATGGGCCTTGATGTCACCGGCGGGCAGGTAGCAGCCGAGGCTCGCAAGCCTTGGTAGACGGGGCTTTGAGGGGCGACGGGGCTTAGGCTGGAGACGCTCCTCTACAGCTCGGGCGGAAAGTAGCTGAAAGTTCATGGTATATAGGGCTCTAAGGAGGGTTATGCTTATAGATTAGCATAAAACGATAAAAAATCAGGACAGTTTCTTAGAAAGGTTCAAGTTTTGCCCTGTATAAAACGATAATGTACCAACTGGTTACTTCACTATTTAAATTACGGTTTGCAAAGCTGACCTCAGGGTCAGGGTCGACGAACGGTAAGGCCGACCTTGAAAGTATAAGGCGTGAGTGAAGGTGACGGCGGCAGATTATGCGGGGTTGAGGCGGTACGCTGAAAGAAAGGTGGAAGGGGAAGGTGAGGCTGAGAGTGCCGGTTTAGGTAGGGTTGAAGGGAAGGTGAGGGTTTGGGTGTAGGCGAGGGTGACGTTATCGCCCTAGATAAAAACGCAAAACACGTTTTTCAAATTCGCGCCCCTTAGAAATCAACAGCGAGTATTAGATTTGCAAATAGGCCTCCGCATTTAAATCCAAAAACGAGAATCTCACCTTAATATTTATCTACCCTACCTCCCTCTCTCCCCCCCCCCCATACCCCCCTATATACCCCCTACTAATAACTTATTAGGTATAGGTATAGAGGGGATTTTGGCACAGGCCTTGCATGTAAATGCCCTTATCTTTCTGTTTCCCTTCGGTAAACAAGATCAACAGCCACACCTTCATGGCTGCCCAGGCTTGTGACGGGTGGCGCCTCGCGGCGGGCTGGGGCGCTGGCGGGGCGGTCGCCAGCCTTCGCACCAGGCGACACAGGCCACGCCGAGCAGTGTGAGAGCGCAGCACACGCCCAAGGTGGCGATCAGGCCGGCTGTGTGGCGCTCAAGGCCGAGAGTGGCCAGCCAGGCGGCGAAGTTCACGGTTGGGTCTCCTGCACGGTGTCGACGGGCTCGGTGAAGTTGTAGTAGCTGTCCTTCCACGAATAGCAGCAGGTCGACTCGAACAGGGTGACCGGATCGTACTTGCGGGCATCGGCTTGAAGGACTTTTGCCCCGTCGCGCAGGATGAAGACGAATTCGCACAGCGATTCCTTGATGGCTGCCCGGTAGGCCTCCTGCAGACCGTTGGTGTAAGTCTCAAGGCGGCTGAGTTCGCCCGGCATTCCGCCGACCATCTTGCTGTAGACGTCGGTGGTGAAGGCATCGTCGAACTGCTGCTCGTTCAGGCGCAGCAGCACGGTCATCTGGTAGACCTTGAGGGCGGCGTCTTTGCAGTGATCGAGGGTGGTCACGTAAGAGCGGTTGCGTTCCATGGTACGGGCACCTTTGTGTCTGGGCTCACGGCCACCTTTGCAAGTGGCCTCGGCAGTGGGGGTTACGCCGACAGCGCGGCGATCTCGTTGGTCAGCGACTGAAACAGCCGGTCAGTGTCGGCGACGTTGAGCACCGGCAGCGGCACGCCGGTCTGCTGGCTGATCCACGCCGGAATCTTGCGCAGGGCGGTGACCACGTCGCTCTCCTGATTCTCCTTGGCGAGCTGAAGCGCGGCGTCGTACACACCGGGGCACTGGATCAGGTCGGCCATCTTCAGCCGGCGTACGGGGGTCTTGGCACTGGCGCGGTACGGCCGGAAGCCGTGATTGGTCACGCACCAGTTGCCCAGCTTGGCCACGGCCACCGCGGTATGGGCGGCGGCGATGTTGACGTGCAGCGGGTTGGAGCCGTCGAAGCGGTAGACCGAACAGGCGTAGATGTTGGTCAGGTGCTGGGGCAGGTCGAGGTCGGCGCTGAGGTCGATGCCGCGATCCTGAATGGCGACGGCGAGTTGGGACATGATCGACATGGCTAATTCCTTAATGCTCAGGGGTAGGGTGGCGCCGCCGGGGCGAAAGTCACCCACAGCGGCGCCATTCTCGATGGTCTGGCGACCGAGAAATTCGAATAGAAATTGCTTTAGAAACAAAGAGTTGCTTGTAACTTTACCGATAAGAAAATGGCTCGGCGCCGCGTGAGGCGGCACCTGCCGGGGCTGGTCGGTTAGATCATGGCTGAAAATCTCCTCGGCTCGACGGTCTGGATGACGGCCGCCAGTCTTCTGAAGTTTTTGCCTAAAAATCCCAGCTAATCAATGACTTACTGGGAAAATTTCAACTGCTTTTCAGTGTCAAACTGACCTTGTCAGCCGATCACCATGGCCCGCGCCCACGGGCGCGCGCGGAATAAAAAGGCCAGGCACGGGTTAGCGCGCCTGGCCGAAGGGACTCCAGTCTGCGGAGTTCGGGTGAATCAGTACATGAACTTGACCGGCATCGGCACGATCGGGTTGGGCATGATGAACCGCGCTTTCGGCGGCTCAACCCCGGTGCCGCGCTGGTTGTACAGGTCGCGGTTCGACAATTCGGCCGGGGCGCTGTTGCGGCTGGCCAGGGTTTTGCCATTCAGCGCGCGGCTTGGGCCTTTGACCGGCGGCGCGGGGTACAGGGCGACGGCGGGTTCCTCCTCGGCGCGCTGCAATTCGCAGGTGGAACGCTGGCCCATCAGGGTCAGGGACTCGGCCATGTTCACACAATCGTCCAGCTCTTCAGTGGTCGGGCCTTCCCACCGCTGCATCACCAGACGGTCGCACTGGTCGTGTGGGGCGATTCCCGGTTGGGCCGGGGCAAGGGAACAGGCAAGGGTAATCAGGGCGGCTGCAAGCATGGTCGTTACTCCGTGTGTGAGCGTCGGCGGGCCTTCTGGCCCGCCGTGGATCGAAAGGTAAGGTTAGGCGGCTTTTGCGACTTTGCCGCCAGCGCGCAGGGCCTTGCCGGCTTGACCCGACTTGTGCAGTTCGTCGGCCTTGGCGACGTCGACCACGTCGGCGGCGGTCGCGGCAATACCGCTTTCTGCCAGTTTCGCCAGTTTCGCTTTTTCGGCTTCGACCAGTTGGGCGTCCAGCGCCAGAAACAGCGCTTTTGCTTTGGTCATGGCGGTCAGCAGTTCGTCTTCGGTGCCGACAAACCGTTGCGCATTGAAGCAATTGAGCGCCTTGTCCGCCTGTTTGATGAACGCGGCGGCGGTCATTTTCTCCTCTTGCTCTTCTTTCTCGACTTCTGGTTTAACCAGATTCTTGAAAGCGGTCAGCGTCAGGGCGAAGTCACCGTGAGCCATGTAGAACTTGTTACGGTGCAGGCTGACCACTTCGCTTTCTTCGGTCGCACCGACCGCGATAAAGTGAGTTGCCAGAATGCTGTCCTTCTGCAACTTAGTCATGCCGACCGTGTTGTTTTCCTTGTTCCATACTACCCGTGGGCAGTGGGCGGAAATGTAGTTAAACACTTCCTTGCCGGTTTTGCTCAGGGCGCCAGAAGCAAGGCGCATCACTGGAACATCAAACAAGGCATCCATCCAGTTACGGTTGCCGTGGATGGCAACTTGCAGGGTTGCAGCGTTAGCCCAGACAGACAGGACTTCATCCAGCGAACCAACGCGCTTGGCGTAGGCAGCAATGATGGTGTTGTTAACTTGTTTGCCCTGCACAGTGAGGGTCAGTTGTGGTTTCTTGGCCATGGTTCTAATTCCTTATTGCTAGTGAGTTATGGCAAGTAGCCGATACAGCTACTTGATCTAAACCACTGGGGTTAGGGGAGTTCAAATTCTAAATGCTTAGTTCATCGCGAGGGTTGTTATCTTGGGAATAACAACCCTTGTTATTCAGGTGTGTCTAACCGTTGTGTGTATGTCGGTGATACTGCATAGGTGAATCATGTTTGGGGTAATGCTTGGGTAATGCGCTAGTATCCCGTGCGTCTCGGTTAGCATAGTTCGGTTAGTAATGTTAAAGAGTGATAACAGTTCGGTTCGGTGCGTGGCGTTTGGCTAACATCTAACTGCCCAGTGGGCGAGTGAGTCGGCCTGACTAGTTGATACCGGTAAATAACTCTATGTCCTCAGATATCCCTGTACGTGTCAGGGTGGCATGACGTACCCCAGTGGAAACGGGTAGTCCTATCGTCTAGTCTTTTTACTGTTACCCCGTTCGTGGTGCAGGTAGCAGCATAGAGTTAATGGAACGTCTTGCTTGTACTGGTTATCAGGTGAAGTGCAGATAACACTGATAATCATTCTCGTTGGCAAGACTTCCCCGTGCCCGGCCCGAGTGAGCCTGACAGGTGTTGTCGCTTAGTCCGCATAGCGGTGAACCAAATTGTTAAAGAGCGGGCGGCAAGGCAAAGGCCTAGCCAGTGGCGGGCCAAGGGCCAGCCGGGTGAAGCGGTGAGGCGGTGTTGCTGTCTACAGTTCAAATACTAGAGGTATAAGACTATAAGCGCAAGCGAAGAATGTAGAAAAAGTGAAAATAATTTGACCCACCCCGCCCCCTATTTTCTAGCACGGCAGAGGCGTGCTTCATTGCCTTGGTCAGCGTCAGGATTTTTTACTTTTTTCAATTTCCACCCTATGCTTCACCCTCGCAGGCGCCAGATCCGCAAGCCCCATCCTGCCGTTCCACCACACCCACACCCACACCCTCCACGACAGGATCACCCACCATGACCATCAAGACCCAGAACTACCTCGAGGAAGCCCACAAGGCTCTGGACGCCAGTGTCGCCTCAATCACCACCCCGCCAGCCGTTGAGAACCTGGCTCGCCAACTTGCAGAGCATGACGCCGTGAAGCGCTCGACCATCGACACCGGGAGCGTCAGTGACTGCGCCAAACGCTTCGACGAGAACAGCGTGCCCTTCAAGGTCGGCGAGTCGCTCTGCGGCATGGGCCTTCACATCGAACCTGCCACCCCACGCCGCACAACCCGCCTGAAGATGACCCTGCACAGTCTCACCCCGAACGTGGGCAGCGCGGACGATCCGTTGACCCGGTGCACCTTCGGCGCCGTGTACAGCCCCAACCCGACCGAGGAAGACGGCGTGTTCGGCAAGTACACCCCGTATGGCTCCCTGAGCTACAACGTGCGCAGCGACATCGCCGCCCACCTGGAGCAGGGAAAGGCCTACTACGTTGACATCACCGAGGCTGACCTCTAATCTTCGGGACGTGAGCAACGCACGCAGGCAATGCCACAGACAGAAAAGCTCGACCCCAGACCTCAAGGCCTAGTCCTCCTTGAGGTCTTTTTCTTTTCGGACTATCCTCCGCTCGCCAATCAGCGAGGAATCTCAACATGGACAACCAGCATAAAAAGATCACAGGTTACCGAGATCTGACCCAGAGTGAGATCGACGGCATGAATTCGATCAAGGCTCTGGAAGCCGACACCGGTGCGCTGTTCAAGCAGATCAGTGAAATCCCCAACGTAGACCAACGTGCGCTGGCTATCGCCAGAAGTCAGCTGCAACAAGGGTTCATGTGGTTCGTCCGCGGGGTTGCTCGCCCAGCTGACCCCTTCGAGAAGTGACATGGAAGACGTACCCGTTCAAGACACCCTGATCGCCGTGGTCTACGCCATCGCGGCCTGGCTGCCGACCCTCAACTACACCCACTTCATTGCCTTCACCGTGTGCTTCTTTGCCGGTTACTGGCTGCGTGGCGGGAGCAAAAAGGAGAAGACCAATGAGCCAATCCAATGACCGACCTGACCAGATCGTGGGCCGAATCGTGCTCGGCACCAGCGAAAGCGGGCAAACCTACGCCTCGGGGTTTGAGGTGGGTATCAGCCTGGAAGATGTGAAGACCGGGCTGAACGAGATCGCCACGGCGATCCGCGACACGCCACTGGGTGAAGAACTCCGTGAGTCGGGCCGGCTGCCAGACCATCTGATCGGCGAAGCGGATCTGAGCGACCGTGCGCGCTTCCACGAAGTACGCCGCCAGCGGGTGGACGAGCTCGAGGAAAAGTTCCGGACGCTGTACACCGATATCGAGATGCTCGACAAGTACGACGGTGTGGATCAGTCCGCTGCCTGGCTGGCGCGGAACTCGATCATTGGAGGGCTGCATATCCTGCGATCGGCGTTCAGTGGGTCGGTGTCCGAGCGTCCGGTGGAAGAATCCTCGCTGGCGCACCAGGTGATCGTGAAGCCCTTCGAGTTCGAAATAGGAAAGGCCTTCAATGCCGACGGCTCGCTGAGCGAGTACGGCCGGCAGAACTGCACGATCAGCCAAGCGAAGATCACTGACGGTGAGATCGACTCGCGCAGCCAGGCACAAGTGCTGGCCGGGGCAGTCATTGATGAGCGCTCGCAAGCCGAACGAGATATTGACGACTGCAAGTAATCTCGCTAATCTCCGGGCTACTCCAAGGCGAGTTGCGAGTGGGCAGGACGGTTTCGTGAGACAAGGATGTCTCAACAAATTTCAGAGGGTTCGCCAAGTCTGGCTTAAGGCACCGGTCTTTGACACCGGCTATCCAAGGTTCGAATCCTTGACCCTCTTCCAGAGTTCCAGGTTGAAAGCGTCAGCCATTGCGCAGGGTGTATGCCCCAAAGCCGGAGATGAAATGGCACCGGCGACCTGGACTGAAGTGCGGTAGATCAGGAAAGCGCGCAGTAAGCCGCGGGCACAGTAAGCTTCGGCACAGTATGGGAGGAGTAGCTACCCGACCACACCCGACAGCGCTGCGAGGCACCTGGTCACTGACACACTGAAAGCCCCGCCCGTAAAGCGGGGCTTTCTTTTGCCTCAAAACCCCGCTAATCTCCGAGTTAAGTCGGCCCGTGACCCAGAGTTACCTCATCCTCGATAGACCCACGGATAACGGCCAACGTGTGCTGTAACGGGGCAAGAAGCCCTCGCCGACGCCTCTTTCAACGAACGGATTCCAGACCATGCCAAGCCCAACTGCCAACATCCAAGACCTGATCGCGCTGGTGGCCGAAAACTGCCAGATCACCAAGAAGGAAGCGAAGGTCTACGTCGAAACCGTCCTGCAGGGAATCGTTCAGCTGGCCACCGACCGCGACAAACTCACCCTGCGCGAGTTCGGCAAGTTCGAGATGCGCCACCACAAGGCCCGGGTCAACACCAAGCCAATCCAGGGCAGCCCAGTGGTGATCCCGAGCCGAGAGCTGCTGCACTTCACCCCCTCCAAACTGCTGGTGGTGGAGGTTGATTACTGATGGCCAGCCGACGCATTGCCACGACATCTGATCCAGCCACGCCAGGCATCACCCTCGGTGAGGGAGACCCTGGCTGGGATCCGACCCCTGAAGCCTTGGCGCCAGACAGCGTGCACCCGAAGACGTATAAGCCGATGGCGCGGCCGGTGGAAGTCACGAACATGGCCACGCTCAAATGGGGCGACCGGGAAGCGTTCGACGCCATCGAACTGATCTGCATGCAGATGAAGAACGACATGCTGCCCGAGCCGGTGCTGCTGCACCTGATCGAAGCCATGCCGGCCAGCAGCAAGCGCGCGCTGGTGGCGCAGATGGCCGGGCTGGATGCGTCGGTGCTGGTCACGTTCAAGCAGCAGCTGGCGCTGATCGACGCGGTGTGCCAACGAGTGGTGAACCCGGACGGCACTGCCAAACACAACCACGGTCTGGACATCGGCGTGAAGGACGCGCTGAATATGTCCATGAAAGTGATCGGCATGCTGGTCAAGGATCTGCCGAAGGTCATCACCCTGGCTCGCGTGCAGCGCCTGGAGATGAGCCTGATGAAGGTGGTGGAGTCGCTGCCCCGGGACAAACAGGACGAGGTGCTGCTGCTCCTCGAGGAAGAAGAGCGCAAAGCCGCGAGGGAACTCAAATGAAATGGACAGGGCGATTCAAGACCGGCGGGCTGTTCGGTCGCAAGCTGTTCGTCGAGGTCGGGCCAATTATCTACCCGGGGCGGCGCTACAGCGACACCATCGACGCGGGCACCCAGTACCAGGAGATCACCCCGGAGATCCTTCAGGCGATGTCCGAGCAGATGGCGATGCTCAAAGCCAAGGTGGCGTCCTACGAGCTGAACGAGATCAAACAGCGCAAGATGCAGGACGACGTCGCCGAAGTGACCGAGATCCTGAGCAGACACCGGTCAAGTGTGTCGCAGCTCGACATCGACTTCATCTCGCAAAAGCTAAAGGAAGGGTACGCCTGCGGCGGATTCTTGAGTAAAGCACCCTTCGCCCTGATGGGTGAACCCACCGGCATTCTCCACCGAGAGCCTCAGCCAAGACCTCCAAAGGAATAACGACTTTGAGCGACCAGGGATCGGTAGCAGAACGGTTCAGAATGGCCCTCAGCCGCGAAGAGGGCATGAAGGAACTGGATCAGACCATCTTGAAATACGGGATGGTCGAGGGGGAGAAGTTCTCCTTCGACGACCACGAATTTCAGATCGATATCGTGAAGGACACCTCGCAGCGGATCGACGTGCGCAAGTGCTCGCAGGTCGGCCTGACCGAGATGATGGTGCAGAAGACCCTGGCGATCCTTGCGGTGATGAAGAACATCCGGGTGATGTTCAGCCAGCCGACCAAGGAGATGGCCACCAAGTTTTCCAAAGACCGGATCGACGGCGCCGTGGAGCAGAGCGAGTTCTACTCGGCGCTGGTCAAGGCCGGCTCCGACGCGGCGGGCATGAAGAAGATCGGCCGCAACTTCCTGTACATCATCGGCACCTACGGCGCCAACGCGGCGATTTCCGTACCGGCCGAGATGATCATCTCCGACGAAACCGACTTCTCCAACGAGGTCGTGCTCGGCAAGCTGAACTCCCGTATCCGACACGCCAAGACCGTCGATGCCCAAGGCAACCGTGGCTACCGCTATCGATTCTCCACGCCGACGGTGGATGGCTTCGGCATCGACGTCGGCTTTCAGGCCGGCGACCAGCGTTACTACATGTGCAAGTGCGAGCGCTGCGAGACCTGGGTGAACCCGAGTTTCCTCGAAGATATGATCCTGCCAGGCTGGGACAAGTCGCTGCTGGAGTTCGGCCGGGACAACCTCGATGACGAACGCATCGACGTGCAGACAGCGTGGATGCGCTGCCCGTCCTGCCACAAGGATCTGTGGCCATCGCTGGTCAACCCGGCGCGGCGCCAGTGGGTGGCGAAGAAGCCGGACAACTGGAACCACAGCTACCAGGTGAACCCGTGGGACGTGCCGAAGTACAACACGCCGCCGAACATCTTCGCCCAGTTCGAGGCCTACCCGCTGAAGTCCGACTTCTTCAACTTCGTGCTCGGGCTGCCCTTCTCCGACTCGGAAAACAGCTTCATCGTCACCGCCGAGCACCGCACCAAGACCTGTGACGTCGACCTGTGGATCTTCAACCAGTGCATCATCCCGTGCGGCACCGTCGGCGGCATGGACATCGGCAAGATCCTGCACTTCGTGGTGAAGGTGAAGGTGCCGGGTGGCTGGCACGTCGTGTGGATGGAGAAGATCGCCAACACCAAAAGCGACCCCGCCTACGAGAAGGTGCTGGAGCGCTACGACTTCTTCAACATGCGCAAGCTGTGCATCGACGCCGGCCCCGACATCACACTGGTGAACATGCTGGTGAACGCGCGCCACGGCATCCAGGCGGTGGTCTACGTCAGCAACCTGCCAGGCTTCCTGCCGATCGTGGAGAAGACCGAGGGCGAGGTGATCAACGCTGACCGGACGAAGACCCTGACCCTGCTGCTGAACCAGCACAACGCGGGCGAGTGCCACTACCCGCACAGGGATGATTTGCGCATCGAGCTGTTCAAGCATCTGGAGACCACCAAGAAGGTGCGCGAGCGCGGCAACGATGGGCAGATCACCGAGAAGTTCATCAAGACCAACAAGCAGGATCACTGGGTGCACGCGCTGAACTACGCCAACATCGCGGCCATCGCCTGCGACCAGTTCGAAGACCACAGCGTGGTCGGCGTGATGCCAGGCACGTCGAAGGTGAAACTCGGCAGCGCTGTGGTGGAAAAGCCGGAAGAGGGTGAGATCCAGCACGTCCTGCAGGGAATGTTCGGGTTTGCTAAACGCAAGGGGATAACTCGCTAAGCAGCGAGTTATCCCTATGTACTTCAAGTATCGCGTTAAGTAGCGAGAAAAGAACCCTTGTATTTCAGGCCGTTGGCCAACTAAACTCGCGCCATCTCTAGGGAAGACGATACGGCATGGCTACCAAGCAGACACCGGGCACGAAAGGATCGAGGTACGCCGCGACGGGTGCCGACGTGATCTTGCCGACCCGAAATCTCGCAGGTAAAGCGCGTGCCAAGCGCCCAGGCTCAGACCAGAAAAAAGGGTCTGCAATCACCAACACGTTGAAAACGTTCAACCAGAACGCGATCAACAACATCAGCTCCCGCACCGACGTCAACGAAATCATCCGCCTGCTGACCCGTGAAGACGGGATGTTCAGCTCGGCGGCGAACTCGATGGCGGCCATCTCGGTAGGTGCAGGCTTCAGACTCGCCGGCTATGACTCCACGGGCATGATGAGCACCGAGGTCATGGCACTGGCTTACAGCATCATGGATCGATTCTCGACGCTGCATGATTACAGCAAGGGATACAACGATAAGCCAGGGATGCAGTCGCTGTTGTCGAGCACTCAAACGGATGTGATCACGACAGGGGGTTGTGGTCTTGAGCTTGTGCTGGATGCAGAGTTCGGGCCCGAGCGGCTGGTGCCGATCGGTTACTCGACAGTGGAATGGGAAGCTGATGGCCAAGGAGGGCGCTACCCCACTCAGGACGGCGGTGACATTGTTCTGAACATCCCCACGGTGTTCATCTCCGAACATAACCGCAACCCAGACGAAGCCTACTCGGTCAGCTTGCTGCGCCCGGGTCTGTCACAGGTCATGAACTTCAACGGGTTCATCGAAGACATGCACCGGGCGCTGAACCGCACCGGGCATAGCCGTCTGATCGCGACCATTGTCAGCGAGAAGATCAGCAAGGCTGCCGACGAGAAGACCCGCAACGACCCGAAGAAAATGGGCGAGCTGTTCAACCAGGTGCTGCAGGAAGTGCAGGAAGCACTGGCGGGCCTGGAGCCGGAAGATGCGGTGGTGACCTACGACAGCGTGGTCTACGACGTCAAGGACACCGGCGGCAACAAGGCCGACTACAGCTCGATGCTGACCACGCTGGGCAACATGCTCGGTGCTTCGCTGAAGACCCCGGCCTCTGTGTCCGGGCTGCGCGCATCGGGCGGCCAGGGTCTGTCCAATGCCGAGACGCTGATCTACCTGCAGGTGGTGCAAGGCACTCGCCCGCCGGTGGAAGAGGTGATGTCCCGCGCGCTGACCCTGGCCTGCCGGCTGTATGGCGTAGACGGCTATGTCGCCTTCGAATTTTTACCGATCAACCTGCGTCCGGAGATCGAGCTGGAAGCCTACCTCGGCACTCGCCAGAAGCGCGTGCTGGAGCTGCTCAGCTTTGGTGTGATCAACGACGCGCACGCTTGCTGGGAACTCGGCATCCGGCCTCAAGGATTGCAGGCTTTGCTGGCGGGAACCCACTTCTACGCCAAGGCTGCCTCCGACGCGACGGCAACCGATCGCACATCATCGACCGGCGCGGCACTGGCGCCAGACACCCCGGCACAGACCGGTGGTGCAGACCAATAAGGAGCCTGGCATGGCAGTAGAAATTTGGCTGGGCAACGAGAAGGCCTACGAGGCGTGGTGCAGCTACGAGATGAAGTACACCTTCGACAAAGAGGCGTACTCCAACTACCCGTATGACGAAGACCGCGAAGAACTCGACCCAGATTTCGGTGTAAATACTCGCCGTAAGGGCCTGTATCTGCTGGAAAAAGTAGGTGAAACTGCGGTGCTGAAGATCCACGGATCTCTGACCCCGTCGTACCGCCGCTACCACCAGTGGTTCCCCGGTGAGATCACCAGCTACGAGGCGATCAACGACGCGCTGGCGATCCTGGCTGAGTCGGGCCACACCGACGTGATCTTCGACCACAACAGTGGCGGTGGCGCGGTCAGCGGCCTGAACACCGTGACTGAGCAGATGGCCCGCATGCAACAGAATGGCATGCAGATCCGCGCCCACACTGACAGCGCGTCGTTCTCTGCCAGCTACTGGATCATGTCCAGCGCTGACCGGGTGACAGCCAGCAAGATGGCCGAAGTCGGCTCCATTGGCGTGATCGCCGTGGTGCGCACCCTGGCCAACACCGAAGAAAATTTCGGCATGAAATTCACCGTCCTCAAGGAAGGTGAGTTCAAGGCGGTGGGCAACCCCTACGAGGAACTGAGCGAGTCGGACAAGAAGTACCTTCAGGAAAATCTGAAGGAGACCAACGCCTTCTTCCTCAACCACATTTCCGCGCAGCGCAAGGTGAGTCTCGACGACTACAAAGATTGGGCTGACGGTAAAACCTTTTTCGCAGCGAAGGCCGTGAAAAATGGGCTGGTCGACCGGATTGCATCTCTGGATGACCTCATTAACAGCGGCGCGTCCGCAAACACTACTGGCGATAAAAGGAAATTCGAGATGAAGATCTCCGAAGCAAAACTCGCTCAGATCGAAGCGGGCGCGGCTCCAAAAGACGTGCTCACCAAAGCTGAGCTGGCGCAGTACGAGAAAGACGTTGCTGCCCTGCAGGAAGCTGCCGATAAGGAAGCTGCTGCTCAGAAAGAAAAGGACGACGCTGAAGCTGAGCGCCTGGCCAAGGAAGCCGCGGACAAAGAAAACGGCGATGACCCTGAAGTCACCGGCACCGGTTTCGACGCCAAAACCTTGACCAACGCACTCAAGGAAAACGGCAAGCTGGAAGCCAAGGTCGAAGATCTGACCGAACGACTGGCCAAAGCCGAAAGCGCGCTCACCGAGGCCAAAGGTCAGACTGACACCCTGATTGTGGTCGCTCAGCAAGCGGTCAAAAAACTGCAGGTTGCCACCGGTAGCCCGCAGGTTGAGAAAAACTCGGCCTCTGAAATCATCACGCAGTTCAACGACCTGCAGAACAAGATGGCCAAGCTGTTCCCAACCGAGCAGAAGTCGAAAGACACCCCGATCGAGGAAGCCTCCCAGCCCCTCGCATCCGGCCTGCGCCAAAAAGTTACTCAACTCAACGCTGCGAAAAAGTAAGGAGAATCAGTCATGGCTGACTTTAAATTCAACGTGCTCGTGGTTCTTCCTGAGCGCCTGAACGTCGTCACCGCCAAGTTGGGTTCGGCCGCTGGCCAGAACTACACCGACAAGGACGTGGGCAAGGCAATGAAGATGGGCGCACTGTCCAACTACGTGCTGGCCTCCGACGGTGACGAGCTGGAAGGGTTCCTCGACAACATCGACCAGGGCCCTACCGCCAATGGTTTTGTTGTCGGCGGTGTGCAGCGTCCGGATACCGGCTTCCGCGTTGAAGCGCAGGTTGCCGCTGGCGTAGCTACCCCGCTGGTGTTCGGCGACCTGGTGGTTGCTGGCGCTCAGCTGGCTCTGGGCACCAAGGGCCTGCCGCAGGTGAAGAAAGGCACCCCGGCAATCTGGAAATACAAGGTGATCCGCGTGTACACCACCGGCGCCGCGGGCACCACTGTCCTCCTGGAACGTGTCGGTTAATCGCCGAATCCGACCAATTTTTCAAGGAATCGAAATCATGCAATGCACCCTGAAATACGTCGCCAACGACAATGGCAAACAGGTTGAAAAGAGCCTCGACGCGAACGTCGAGCTTTACGCCCAGGCCGCTGCCGCTGGCATGGATCTTCGCCAGTACATCCGTACCCTGGCTTCCGACTTTGATGTCACCATGGGCGACCCGATCGACCAGATGATGACCAACGCCGGCATGATGGATGCGGACTCGCGTGTTGGCCCAGCGCTGACCATGGCACAGATCGCCGGCCTGACCCAGGCTGACGGCTTCCGTCGCCCGGACGGCAACGACAGCTCCCTCGGCGCGCGCCTGCTGTACCCGCAGCTGATCCTGGAAACCATGAACGCCAACACCTTGCGTGATGACGGTTCTGACATCCTGTCGATCTGGGAATCCTTCATTGCCACCAGTCGCAACATCAACGGCATGAAGGCTGAGCAGCCAATCATCGACACTTCGGCGCCTGAAGGCAGCCGCAGCGGTCGTATCGTGCAGATGGCGCTGCCGGAAACCATGGTTTCCATCAGCACCGGCCAAAAATCGTTCAAGATCCCAACCAATTCGATTGGTCTGATGATCGCGAACGAAGCCATGGCTGCTACCACCATCGACCTGGTGCGTATCGTCATGGAAGCACAGTCGCGCGGTGACAAGATCCGTCGCGTAGGTGAGCAACTGAAATCCATGGTTCTGGGCGATACTGACCTGGACATGGATCCGCTGCCGATCCTGAAGGCCAGCCAGTTTGACTCGTCCATCGTTGCTGATGGCGTGATCACCAAGCGTGCCTACATCAAGTGGCTGTTCAGCATGCGCAAAACCGCCAACATCAGCCAGGTGTTGACCGACATCGACACCGCGCTGGACGTCGACGAAGGTCTGGCGCCGAAGAACACCGGCACCGACAACTCGAAGATCGCCACTCCGTGGGCTGGCATGAACCTGGGCCTGACCCAACCACGCATCACCCCGTTCGAACCAGACATGTTCGGCGCCGGTCTGCTGGTTGGCTTCGACCCGCGCTACGCCATCCAGCGTTTCGTGAACATCTCGGCGGCGTATGACGCCATCGAAGAGTTCGTGATGCGCAAAGCCACCGGTTTCCGCGTGGACTATGGCGAAATGGCTACCCGTCTGTACGACGAAGCCTGGTCGGTGCTGAGCCTCGAGGCCTAAGCATCAACTGAAAGGCCGCTTCGGCGGCCTTTCATCCATTTGGACATAGCTGGAGATCATGGATCATGGCACTGAAAAAAGCCGATACCGAAAAAGAACCTACCGCTGAAGAGCTGGAAGCTCAGCGCGTTGCCGATGCCAAGGCTGAAGAAGATCGTAAAGAGCAGGAAGCTCGCGATCAGAAAGCCCGCGAGGAAGAAGCTGCCAAAGCTGAGTCCGAACGTGTAGCAAAAGCCGAGGCGGATGCCAAAGCGGAAGCCGACCAGGCCCAGAAAGAGCGCGACGAGAAGGAAGCGTTGCGCCTGGCTGCCGAGAAGGAAGAGGCCGACAAGCGTGCTGCTTCCGATCTTGAGCGTGTGGCGCAGGAAAATGCTGTGGCTACTGCCGAAGGCAAGAAACCTCGCCGTCTGGAACTGGTTCTGGTGGAAAACCTTACCCACTCCGACATGCGTCAAGCCTCGTCGGGTAAGTGGATCTACGCCGGCCAGACCGAGCACCTGCAGGACGACGGCTGGCTGCAGAATCAGATCAAGGCCCGTTTGCTGCGTGAAGTGAAGGAAGACTGACATGCCTGACTACTTCGGCCTGACCACCACCGCGCAGATCCTTGCGGTGCTGACCGTGGATGACACGGACATCGACGCTGAAAAGCTCGAAGCGCAGGGGTTGGATGACGACCTCGGCGCTGCGCTGGACAAGGCTCTGCCGGATGTGTGGGCAGGTATCGCCGATGAAACAGGGACGGATTTCACGGCGGCCCGTAAGCGCAAGCTCAAGCTTATGGCGAAGTATTTCTGTGCTGGGGTCGTGGCCAGGATGGCTCAGGTGTTCATCCTCAAGAAGGACACCGACGGCTCCAACGAGGGGCAGCGCAGCGACAAGGATGGCTGGCTGTGGATGTCAGACCGTCTGCTGGAAACGGCAGACGGCCACCTCTCAGACCTGCTGGAAGACCTGAAGCTGGTGCCGGAAACCGTCATGCCGTTCACCGTTATCGCGCGTGTGATCCCTGACCGTGATCCGATCACCACACCAAGAGCGGCGGCCACGCAATGAAGCTGAAGAAGATCGCGCTGAAATACGCCGACGAGAAAATGGAAGCCTGGGATCCGCTGACGGAGACCTGGGTGCCGGATTCGTTCGTTGGCCGTATCGATTTGACCGATCGCTTCCTCAGCAACTTCAACAAACCAACTCGCCGTCGGATGTTGTTCACCGACAGCAACGTGGTGTTCCCGGAGAGCCTGACGTTTCGGCACCCGGGCACGCACGACGTCTACATCCTCGGCACCACCCGAAAGGACGCTAGGCACGGCAAGGAATACCTTGGCCTGACCATCCTGCAACTGGTAACGGATCTGCCCGGTGGAAGCTCTGGGCTGGCCACAATTACTCGCAAGGTCGTGCAGGGCCCGCCGGAGAATCCTGGCTGGCTGGTCGACACGGTCTTTGCCAAAAGCTACATCGACACTGAGTTCCTCAGCAGCACCGACGAAGTCGAGACCACGGATCTGCGGATCGAGCGCTACAACGCCTACCTGCCGTTGAATGTGCAGCCGCAAGAATGGGACTTCATCACCCTGCACAACGTGAAGTACCGCGTGCTGGATACGTTCGCCGACTCCGGATTCTTTGCCCTGCGTATTGACCACGAGGGCGACTATCGCAGCGACTTCGTGTTGCACGTCGGCAGCAAGCGGACGATGAACAACACCACGCACCAATGGGAAGGCGGTGAGGTCAGCTACAACGTCACAGGGGTCATGGAGAAGTCGACCGACGCTGCCCTCTGGGCCACGGACACTCAGTCGTACCGGACTGTGTATTTCGAGGCAGAGCACCTGCCCTTCGGCATTGACATCACCGGTAAGGACGTCTGGCTGGAGCTGAACGGGTTGAAGCGTCAGGTGAAATCGGTGGCCACGCAATCAGGCACACGGCAGTACACCCTGAGGGTGGCGTGATGGGCAAGTTCGCCAAGCAGGCGGACGAACTCAGTGTTGATCTGGGTGCGCTGTTCAGCCGGGCCATACGCCAGGCGGTTATGGCGGGTCTGGTGATGGCGCTGCAGGTGACCAAGCATGACTCCTCCAACGCCGCGGTGCACTGGCAGGTGGCGGCAAAGGGCAGAAGCCGGCCGGCGTCACGGCGCTACGGCACACTGCGGGATCTGAGGGAAACCTCGACCCGGCCGGGTGTGCCGCCGGTAGGTCGGCGCCGTGACGCGGGCAAGAATGCCAGGCTGACCGAGCGGTTTGTGCGGGACAAGGAATTGCGAGAGGTGGTGGAAAAGTTGGTGGCTGGCCGAACTCCAGAGACGGTCTTCTACTTCTTCAACGCCATCGACCCGGGTAGCGAGTACGGCGAGAACGCCAACATCGAGGAGGCAGGTAAAGCCGCGGTGGAAGAGGTTCGGCGAATCTTTCAAAACAGGATTACCGCAGGCCAGGTAAGGAAGAGCTACCGATGAGCGACTTTATGCTGTCATCGCTGACCGATCTTGATGTCCGGGTGAGGGACTACCTGCTGACCAAGGTCACTCCGGACATGCTGTTCGGTTACGACTTTGTCGAAGGGCTGGACGTCAGCGTTAACGACGCAGGTGTGCTGCTGGAACAGAACGAAGACTTCTGGCTGTTCGAGCTGGACATTGACCGCACGCGCCGCGCCGGCCCGACACAGGTGGCGCCGCGTAGGGTCACAGGCAGTCTGGACATCTCGCTGTTTACCAAATCCCCGCGGGACAAGGTAAAGTACGGGCGCAAGGTGGAGGCTGTAGCCGATTGGTTTCAGGACGCGACGGTCAACGGAATCCGATTCCGAACGTTCACCCCTACCGATCCGGTGCCGTTGCATGGATTCACCGCCTATGGTGGGGTGATCAACATTGAGTTCGAAATTTACGTCCAAAGGAGTTGACGGCTATGCCACAAGTTCGGAGTTTTAACGATAGTTCCTCGGTGTCGGTGGCATATGCCCTCAGCAACCTGGACAGCAAATCTGATTTCGTTGGCGCCTCCCGGGTGCCGATGAAGTTGCTCCCGTTCACAACCGAAGGTTTCGCGATGCAGAAAGAGCCGAAAAGCTCGACTGCGATTCGCGGTGACCGTCGCACTTCCGGCTCGAAGAACACCAAGGGCAGCGCCAACGGTGCGATCACTGTCGAGTTCGGCGCGACCAACTGGATCCTCGACCTGCTGCAGGTCGCGATGATGAACACCTGGAAGGACGTCGACAACACCGATCCACTGCTCGGCAAGTTCATCACCGACGGTGAGCTGAAGCAGTACATGGTGATCGAGAAGACTGTCCGCCAGGGCACCGCGTCTACCGATCGCCTCGACCATGAGTGGTACTTCGGCACCCTGATCAACGACGCCACCATCCAGTTCGGTGACGGCGAGCTGATCACCATGGAATCGAACACCATGTCGGCCAACGCCGACTACGGCAACGCGATTGCCGGTGTTGATGGCCTGGGTGGCTCGGTGGCCATCTCGAAAGCGGTTCCGGCCAACTACGAGATCGCTGACAGCTCGAACAACCTGGCCAACATCGAGATCCGCAACGCTGACGACGACCTGCTGGAAGTTACCTGGAGCGATGCCTCGCTGCAGATCCAGAACAACGTCCGTGAGCAGTCCGGTCTGGGTCACGAGTTCGCGGCCGGTATCGGCGTGGGCAAGGTCGCTGTGCAGTTCTCTGGCGAGATCTACTACTACGACCAGACCGTGCTCGACACTCACATGACCAACAAGCGTGTGAGCCTGAAGGCCACCATCTCGACGGTTGAAGGCACCTTCACCATCCAGATGCCGAACCTGATGGCGCAGGCCCCGACCAACAACGCCGAAGGCGAGAACGCTGACTACAAGTCGGCCATGACTCTGGTGGCGGAAGCTGGCAAGGTCACTATCGGCACCAACGTCGACGTTCCTTGCGTTCTGGCGATCACCTACCTCCCAACCCCGTAAGACCTTGGGTCGTGACTTGCGGCGTTGCTCTTGCTAGAGTAACGCCGCTAGTTACCGAACATTCCACCCAAGGACGACCCAAATGCTCATTCTCTCTTCTATCGCAGTCGACCCAAAACTTGCTCAAGGCGGCGTCTGGGCGAACTACATGGGCGGCGAATTTCTGCTGGCCCGTAAAGGCCCTGCGTTCCAAGCCCGCCTGGGCGAGCTCTACACCCAGAACAAAGAAGTAATCGATGCCAAGGACGACCACGGTCTGATCACCGTGGAAGGCGTGGCCAAGATGCAGGAAATCCACACCATCGCGTTCTGCGAGCACATTCTGCTGAACTGGCGCAACGTCGGTGAGAAAGGCCAAGGGGAGATCGCCTACACCCCTGAGATCGGCACCAAGCTGCTGCTCAATCCGCTGTATGCCGAACTTGCTGCCTGGCTGGAAAACTACAGCAACAACCACTATTACTACCTGGCTTCGGCTGACCACGAAGTGGCCACGACGGTAAAGGATTCTGCCGTTTCCTGATTCAGTACGGGGAGAAGGGTATCCGCGCCTTCAAGGCGCTGGAGAAGCGATTCGGCAAGGCTCACCCCAAGCTTGCCGAGTACAAAGAACCTCTCCCCATACACCGGTGGCTGCCAGAGTCCTTCTTCCGTCTGCACCGCAGGCGGCAGTTCGGCGAGCATGGAATGCAGCCGCTGAATTATCAGGAAATGGCCGACTTCGCCGAAAGGGTGCTGCGCCTTCATCCCTCCCAGCTGGACTTGTTTTACTTGACAATGGAGGAAACAGACAACGCCATCCTGTATGATCAGTTCACGAAGTCCGAGGCTGATCGTAAAGCCCTGGAAGATACGAAACGGAAGCCCCGCCCAAGGAAGAAATAAATGGCTCAGTTTGAAGTGGATTTCTCCGAATCACTGAGCCAGCTGGCGCAGTTCCAGATCCGCCTGGCGAACATGGGTAAGTCGCTCGACGCCCTTGAAGCCAAGTCCGGAAAATCCACTTCGGCTTCCACCAAGTTGTTGTCCTCGATGAATGCCGAGTACGACAAGCTGGAAAAAATTCTGGTCGATGCGGGTGCCGATGCCGAGAAGCTCGGCAAAACCATGCAGACCGTGCGGGACAACGTCAACCTGATGATGTCCGGGCTTGCAGCCAATAACCTCAAAGCCACCGTGCAAGCCAAAGCGTACAACGGTGAGCTGGCCGAGCTGGGGCGTCTGCTGAACGACACCGCCAGCAAGAACACCTACAACGCCTGGCAGCAGAAGACCCTGCAGCTGACCAATAAGCTGACGGCCGAGAACGGCTACCTGCGCGCTGCGATCGCTGCCACCGACACTGAGGTCGGCAAGACCAACGCCAACCTCAAAGCCAACCTCGCTCACAAACAGAACCTGGCCACGGTAGACCAGCGCTTGCGCATCACCGGTGACAAGCTGGTGCTGACCCTGGCCAGCATGTCCAACGAGCAGGGCAAGGCCAACGTGATGACGGAGGCGTACATCGCCCACCGTCGCAGCCAGATCACCGAAGAGTTCCGGCTCGACACGCAGCTGCGCACCCTGCAGAAGACGCTGGCTGGTCTCACCGGCGGACAGCAGGAAGAGATCACCAAGGTTCAGCAACTGATCGCCGCGCGCAAGGCCGAGATTACTGAGGCCAGCCGGGAGGATCTACAGCTGCAGAAGCTGCGGCAGACCCTGACCAGCCTGAGCGGCGGACGCCAGGAAGAAATCGCCAAGGTTCAGGCGCAGATCTCCGCGCGCAAGCGGGCGATCACCGAAGCCACCGTCGAGAAAAAAGTCGTCGACGAGATGACCGCTGCGCTCAAGCGTGAAGAAGCTCAGCTCGTCAGGCTGCAGGCGCAGGCTCAACTGTCGTCAACTGCTCACGGCCAGCGCGTCACCGCGCTGAAGACGCAGATCGCGGAGCAGGAGCGCCACAACAAGCTGCTGGCGATGTCCACCACCAGCCTGCTGGGCTTCGGCGCCGCGCAGTCCAAGGTCAACATCTCGCAGGAGCTGGGCAGTCAATCGGCCGCCATGTTGCGCGCTGGCCTGACCGGGCTGCACGCCAGCGTCGGCATGTACACCAGTGCCACGGTACTGGCTGCCACGGCAACCTACGGGATCGCGGCTGCGATGCGCGACTCCGTGGTGACCGGCGCCGAGTTCTACGCGACCATGGCCCGCACCCGCGCCGTGATGTCCACCGGCGACAGCAGCGCCAACTGGCTGACCAACGCCGAGATGCAGTCGCGCGCGCTGGAGATGCAGGTCAGGGCGCTGGGTCAGACCACGGTGTTCACCGCGTCGGAAGTTGGCGAAGGCCTGCAGCAACTGGGTATGGCTGGCCTGTCTGCCAACCAGGCGCTGGTGGCGCTGAAGCCGTCCCTGCAGCTGGCCAACCTCGCGAACGTGTCGATGGCGCGCTCGGCGGACATCTCGACCAACGTGCTCATGACGTTCGGCATGCAGGCCAAGGAGCTGCAGAGTGTCGTCGACCTGATGGCGACTGCGGTCAACAACTCCAACGCCGACATTGAGCAGCTGGCCAACTCGCTGAGTTACGCCGGCCCGGCGGCGAAGACCGCCGGCTTCTCGATTCAGGACACCACCGCGGCCATTGAGACCATGGCCAACTCCGGCATCAAGGGCTCCCGCTCGGGCTCGGCGCTGCGCCGGATGTTCACCAGCCTGCTGAACCCAACCAAAAAGGGTTCGGAGGTCATCAGCAAGTACGGCCTGGATATCCTCGACGCGGAAGGCAATACCCGCTCGCTGACCAACATCATCAACCAGATGAGCAACGCCTTCAAAGACCTGCCAGGCCCTGAGCGTCTGGCGGCAATCACCAACCTGGTGGGCGTCTACGCTTCGTCTGCGGTAACCGGTCTGGTCGACAACGCCAGCCAGTACAACCAGTTCGCTGAGCAGAACCAGAATGTCGCCGGTGCCGGTGACCGGATGGAGAAGATCATCTCCGACAACCTGAAGTTCGACTGGAAGGAATTCCTGTCGAGCCTTGAGGAAGTCCAGCTGCAGGCGTTCAGCTCGCTAGACGGCAAGCTGCGTGAAGCCACCGCGCGCATGTCCAAATACGTCCTCGACATGATGGAGCCGTACAAGGAAGGCACCGACATCACCGGCCTTGATCGGTTGCTGGTGCAGGCGCAGACCACGGCAGAAGCCTTTGCCCGTGTGGTCGCCGGTATCGTCGCCTACAAGTTCGCCAGCGGCACGGTGTTCGCGGCGTTCTCCGCCGATGCGAAGGGCGCGGCCGAGAGGCTGACCCTGGTCGCTGACCGGTTGAAGGGTGCCTCGGCGAACTACCAGATCATGGGCATGGCCACCAGTGTGGCGCGCACCAACACCGAAATGTTCAACGCCACCCTCGGCCGGTCGGTGGGCGTCATGGGTTCGATGACCGCTGCCTCGGCCACCGCCGCCGCAGGGCTGGCGCGGTTCGCCGCCGCTGCCGGGCTGGTGATGCGCGCGCTCGGCTGGGTGGGTCTGATCTACGGCATCGGCTCGGCGATCTGGGAGGTCTTCAGCACCAACACCGATGAGGAAGTGATCAAGCACCGGGACTCGGTGGACGACGTCAAGAGCAGTTACGACCAGCTCAAGCAGTCCATCGAGGAGACCGGGCTGGCGCGTCAGCGGGCTGCCCTGAAAGAGCAGATCAAGGCCGATAAGCAGGGCTCGACCGATCTGTCCTCGCAGATCGCCAGCCAGGTCACGCTGATCAACAACGCGCGCGGCGCCGGGGTATCGGAAGAGAACCTCGCGCCGCTGACCAAGCGGCTGGAGAGCTTGCGCTCGCTGGTCGGCACCTATGACCAGAAGGTCAAGGATTCCGAGGAGTCGCTGGCCAAGCTCGGCACCACCACCAACGATTACTCGACCGAGGCCGATTACCAGGCTCGCCGAATCCAGAAGCTGATCGGGTTGACCAACGACCTGACCCTGGCCCAGGCCAAACTGGAACAGAGCCAGAGCCGCAGCGGCATCGGCTTCAGCAACCTGAAGCTGGCGCAGGACGTCGGCCGCCTGGAGCAGGAGAAGGCGCTTGCCCAGCGGCAGGTCGAACTCGGCACTGGCCAGCTCCTGCGCACCCAGAGCAATGTCCGTCCGTTCTCCGAGACGATCAGTAGCCTGGAAGCTGACGCCAAGAAAGAGGCGGACGCCAAGGTCTACAAGGACGTGACCTCGAACGCCCAGCAATTGCTGGACATCGAGAACCAGATCACCGAAGCCAAAGCTGCGCAGGCCAAACTCATCAAGCAGGATGAGGCAGCAATCGCGGCGGGCAACACCGACATGCGCCCGGGCCTGCAGCTGGCAGAAGTCTCGGTGAACCGGATCGCCAAGCTGGAGGCCGAGCGCGCCAAGATTCAGGAGAAGGTCACCGACGAGGAGAACAAACTCGTCGAAGCACGCCAGGCAGCCGCCGCGGTAACCCGCAGCGACACCGAGAACATGGCCGCATACCAGAAGCAGGCTGCGGACATCGCTGCGAAGATCAAAGCCGCCGAGAACCCGGGCGACGGCAAGGCCATGGACGTCAAAACCGTGACCGAGCTGTACAAGGAACAGGCGAAGGTACTGGGTCAGATCAAGGGCTTGGAGACCAAGTCTGACAAGGCCGGCGCGAAAGCCACCCGCACGGATGATCGACAGGCTGCAGAGGATCTGCGCACCTACACGGCGCTGGCCAAGAAGTTCGACGAGGCGAGCGCTGCCCAGCTGGAACTGCAGAAAGGCACCGCCGCGATGCAGCGCCTGCGCGCGGCCGGCACCATCACCATGGATCAGGAAAACAAAGCCCTCGGCGAGCTGAACCTGACCCACTACAAGGCCATACTAGCGCTGGACAAGGAGGCAGCTGCACTGGATAAACTGCGCGACTCCTACGCCCAGTCGCCGTTCGGCGTGGCTGCCAATGATCTGGCTGTCCTGCAGAAGGGCCTGAACGAAGGCACGGTAAGCCTGCAGGAGTTCAACCGGATCTACAGCCAGATCCGCACCAAGCAACTGGATCAGGCCACTTCCGGTCTGCCTGAAGCCAACCTGCAAGTTGGTGATGCGTCCAGTTCCCCATTCACCGACTGGGTGTCCACGGAAGTGGAGCGCGCCAAGGGCCTGGGCGAGTTCGACAAGCGTCAGAAGGAACTGGAGACCAGCCTCGAGATCCAGCAGGCGGCCAACCAGCGCGAGCGCGACGTGCAGATGGAGCAGCTGAACGCCAAGAAGCTGGCCGCCGAAGCGCACGCTGCTGAGATGTTGCGGATCGAGCAGACCTACCAGGATCAGAAATCTGCCATCGAGCGCACGGCCGGCGAGCAGCAGGCTGCGGTCGCCGCAAGCCAGGCGAAGTACACCGAGCAGATGGCGACCATGGCGATGATGTCGGCCATGGGGTCGCTGTCCAACATCCTCGGCACGTTCGCCAGCGCCGCCGAAGACGCCACGGCCGGCCAGAAGGCCGCGTTCATCGCGCAGAAAGCGATCGCCATTGCACAGATCATCATGTACACCGAGCTGGCTGCTGCACAGGCCATGGCCCTGTCCGGTAACCCGATGGTGGTGGGTATCCCGCTGGCCACGTTCATCCGCGCCACCGGTTACGCCAACGCCGGCTTGGTGGCTGCACTGGCCATCGGCGAAGTTGCCAGCGGCGGCAAGTCGAGCAGTAGCGGCAGCGGCACCACGATGTACGACACCGGCGGCTTCATCCCTTATAACCGAACCGGTATCGTGGGCGAATACGGCCCCGAGCTGGTCACAGGCCCTGCTCACGTCACCGGCCGCGGCAACAGCGCGTCTAAACTGAACCAAGGCGGCAGCGGTGGGAACGTGTACCAGATCACTTTGGCCCCGGTGATTCAGATCAGCGCCGATGGATCGGCGGGCGATGGAAAAGAAGCCAGCCAGCAAATCGCGCAGGTGACAAAATCCATGGTACTGACGACCCTGCAAGAGCAGATCAGACCACAGGGTCTGCTGGATAACTGGCTGAGATCTAGAACCTAAAAGGAATTTTGTATGGCAGGGACATTTCCACCTCCGACGATGCCGAACTTCCCGCCAGCGGACTGGGGGTTCTCACAAACCCCAGAGGCGAACGTCGATGTGCAGACACTCGGCGACGGCTACGAGTCACGGGAATCGGTAGGGCTGAACTCTATCAAGGAGACCTTCCCGGTCAAGTATTCCACACTGGATACCGGGGTTGGACGGCAAGCCTACGACTACTTGAAACCGAAGCTGAAGAAGGAAAGCGTGACCTGGGTACACCCGGTAACTGGTGTGGTGTACAAGGTCATTCCGGAGTCCCTGACTCTGACGTGGGACACCTTCAACAACGAAGTGCTGGAGATCACTTTCCGCCAAGACTTCAACCCGGGTTAAGGACTGACCATGGAACTCATTGCAACGGATGTTCAGCGCCTGGTGCGCGAACCGAAGGTCGTGCTGTTCGAGATCGACGCTCGCGCCTATGGCGATACGATCTTACGTTTCACCCCCATCGTTGATGGGCAGAACTGGGACGTACAGTTCGGTGGCAACATCTACCGGCGGCTGCCCATCACAGCCTCTGGCTTCACCTGGAACGGCACCGGTACGGCGCCTCGCCCTTCGCTCAGTTTGGCTGCGCAGGATCTGGTGTTCCTCAGCCTGATCGTCAACGGGGATGACCTGATTGGCTGCCCGGTTCGCCGCATCCGCACGTACCGCAAGTATCTGGACGACGGCGACAGCCCGAACCCCTCCGCGACTTTCCCGATTGACCACTTCGTGATCGAGAAGAAATCCAAGCAGCTGAGGAAGCAGCTGACCTTCGAGCTCTCGACGCCGATAGATCAGCAAGGAAAGAAAATTCCGGCCAGGCAGGTGATCAGGGATACGTGCCTGAATCGGTTCCGTTACTGGGCCAACGGCCACTGGAATTATGACGGCGTGACATGCCCCTACACCGGCGCTGCGATGTACCTCCCGAATGGCGAACCAACTTCAGACCCCACTAAAGCAAAGTGCGGTAAACGATTGAGCGACTGTGAAAAACATTTCGGTGTTGGCGCAGTGCTACCAATATTTGCCTTTCCCGGTGTCGGCCGGATAAGCTAGGGCAATCAGGGAGATTCAGCATGCTTCAGTTCTATCCAGAACATCTCGAACAGATCCGCGCTGAGGCATTGGAAGCCTACCCCGAAGAGGGGGCTTGGCTCATCACCAAGGAGGGGTGCCGCCGCGTCCCGAACAACGCTGAAGATCCGGAAAACTTTTTCGATATTTCCCAGAGCGATATCCGCAGAGCCCGTAAAGAAGGGCTTCTGGCCGTGGTTCACAGCCACACCAACGGCAACGAATACCCCAGCGAAATGGACATGCAGTACCAGATCAACACGGCCGTGCCGTGGGGCATTCTGGCCTGTGACGGGGTCAACTCGACGGGCATCACCTGGTGGGGCGGCCGTGGTGAAGGCAACACCGAAGACCTGCTGAACCGCACGTTCTGCCACGGGGTCACCGATTGCTACGCGCTGGTGCGCGACTACTACGACCAGAAATTCAATATCCAACTGCCGGAGATGCCTCGGGAGTGGAAGTGGTGGGACACCAACGAGACCTTCATGCCGGACGGTCTGGAGCAGACCGGGTTCTCTCTCGTGCGTGATGAGCCAAAGCCTGGCGACATCTGGCTGGCGAGCATCGGCGTTCGCACCGGCGCCATCACCCACTGCGGCATCCTGCTGGAGGATGGGCTGACCCATCACCACCCTGGCACCGGTTCACCGGTCAGCAATCGCAAGGCTGTCATTGAGCCGATCTACCGTTACGTCAGCATGATTTCAATGTGGGTGAGGCACAAGGATCGCGCATGAAAACCATTTACCTCCATGGATCGGTGGCCCAGTTCGGTGAGAAGTTCGAGCTGGATATCAAGACCCCACGCGAAGCATTGCACGCGCTGGCTGTTCAGCTGCCCGAGTTCGCCAAGATGGTGCGCGAGGGCGAGTGGTTCATTTTCCGTGGCCCGCTTGAGCGTGAGGAAGACGACAACGAGGAAAGCCTCGACATCGCCTTGGGCGAAGTGCAGGAGATGCACCTGATGCCGGCTGTCCGCGGCGCTGGCGGTGGTAACGGCGGGATGTTCTCGATCATTCTGGGGATCGTGGCGATCATCGCTGCCCCGTTCACCGGCGGTGCCTCGCTGGCCATGTACGCGGCCGGTGCCGGTCTGATCATCGGTGGCCTGATCCAAATGACCATGAAGATCCCGGGGGTCAGTGATACGTCCAGCGGAAGCGCGGACAGCAAGGCTTCCTTCCTGTTCGCAGGCCCGCGAAATCAATCTTCCCAAGGCGTTGCCATACCGCGGGGCTACGGCCGAACCCGCACAGGCAGCATCGTGGTCAGTGCAGGCCTTTACGCGGAGCGCATCCTTTGACTGCTCAACAGAAGGTCAGCTGGCAGGCGCCTCACAACAAGTGGCCGTCGGAGGAACTGTCCTATCCGTTCCCTGAGGTCATTCAAGGGGCAGGCGGGGGCGGCAGCAAAGGCGGCGAGGCGCACACCCCGGTGGAGGCCCCGAACACGCTGCAGAGCGTGATCAAGGGCCGGATCCTTGACCTGATTGCTTACGGCCCGATCTACGGCCTGGTGGATGGGCTGAAGTCCGTGTACCTGGACAAGACGCCGGTGATGAACGCCGACGGCAGCTACAACTTCAATGGCTGCAAGCTGACAACGCGCGAAGGCTATCCGTGGCAAGCACCTTTCGAGGGGTTCCCGGCCGTCGAGACCACCTTCGAGATCAACTCCGAGGTGACATTCGCTGCACCGGTAATTCGCTCGGTCAGCAACAACGACGCCGATGCAGCGCTGGTCACGGTGCAGGTAGCGGCGCTGTGGGAGCAACTAACCAACGGAGACACCGTCGGCTATCGTGTCGGTGTTGCGGTTGACGTGCGCACCAATGGCGGCGCCTGGAACACCATGGCTGCCGAAGAGATCACAGGCAAGACCACTTCACCGTTCCCGGTAACCTACCGCGTCCCGCTCTACGGCGACGGCCCGTTCGACATCCGTGTGCGCCGCTACGCGCCGGAGAGCACGGTCAACAACAAGCAGGACAAGATCACCTGGACGCTGCTCACCGAGGTAATCGATAAGCGCCTGAACTACCCGAACATGGCGATGGTGGGGATCGAGATCGACTCGAAGCTGTTCGGTTCATCGATCCCGGAGCGCAGCTACGACGTCAAGCTGTCCATCATCAGCGTGCCGAGCAACTACGACCCTGTAACCCGTGTGTATTCAGGTATCTGGGACGGCACCTTCAAGCAGGCTTGGTCGGACAACCCGGCGTGGTGCTACTACGACCTAGCCACGCACCCGGTGATCGGCGCGGGCCTCACCGACGTCGACAAGTGGATGCTGTACCGGATCGGTCAGTATTGCGACGGCATCGTGGAAGATGGTTACGGCGGCTGGGAGCCACGGTTCACCTGCAACACGATCTTCGCCGAGCAGGAAGACGCGATTGTCGCGCTGAACACGTTCGCCAGCTGTTTCCGTGGCATGGCCTACTGGGGCACCAACACCATGGTGGCCGTGGCAGACATGCCGACCACCCCGGTGAAGATCGTCGGCCCGGCCAACGTCGTCGACGGCGACTTCGAATATTCCGGCACCAGCCTGCGTGAGCGCCACTCGGTGGCCGTGGTCATGTGGAACGACCCGGACGATGAAGGCCGCGCGGTGCCGGAGATCTATGAGGATCCGGCGAGCATCGAGCTGTACGGTTGGAGGGAGACCCGCGTCACCGCGGTCGCCTGTAACTCGCGCGGCCAGGCGCGCAGGTTGGCCAAGTGGATTCTGTATTCCGAGCGAGCTGAAACCCAGACCGTGACCTACAAGGCCACGCTGGATCAGGCCGACGTCCGCCCGGGCGACATCATCGAGCTGGGCGACCCGTACCATCAAGGCGCGCGCATGGTCGGCCGGGTGGTGCTGCCAGGCAACAAGATCCTGCAGCTGGACGCCACGCCGGGCCCAGAGATTCTGGCCATCACGCAGGACTGGTACATCAGCGTGGTGATGCCGGACGGCACCATCCCGCGCATGAAGGTCAGCTCGTTCAACGGCAACCAGGTGACTCTGGTGCTGACGCTGCCAGATATCCCGATTGCCGGGGCGATGTGGGCGCTCAGCGCCACACCTCTGCTGCTGCCTCAGTTCCGCGTGGTCAACGTCAGCGAGGACGACAACGGCTCGACCTACAGCATCACCGCCACCGAGTACGACCCGCGCAAGTACGACATCGTCGAGAAGGATCTGGTGCTCCCGGATCGTCCGACCAGCGCGCTGCCAACCGGGCCGATCGCACCTCCGCTGGATCTATCGTTCCAGGCCTACACCTACTTCGCTGGGGCTACCCGCCACCAAGGTCTGGTCATCAGCTGGACACCGCCGAAGGACGTCCGGGTCAACGAGTACATCCTCGACGTCATGGCGCCTAGCGACGGCGGATTCCGTACCGTGTACGTCGGGGCAGGCACTTCCTTCGACCTGAAAGACGCCATGGGTGGCGAATGGACGATCCGTGTCCGGTCTTCCGCCTCTGGCATCCCAGGCCCTTGGGTGTCGCGCACGGTGCAGATCGCGATGCTGCTGATGCCGGTGCCACCGGATTCGATTCTGGTCACCGAGGGCACGTTCTCGATCACCCTGACCCCGTCCAGTGCCTACCCGGATGCCCTGTGGGAGTTCTGGCGCAGCGATGTCCCGCTGTCGCAGGACATGATCGAAACCAGCGCCATCAAGCTGCCAATCGGACAGTACCTGGTGGACACGCCGCTGCGCGCCGGCCGCACCTATTTCTACTACGTGCGCGGCACCAACCAGTACGGCAAGTCAGCCTGGTACGCCACTCAGGGCACCACCCTGATGGACTTCGACGACATCCTCGAAGCGGTCAAGGACGACATCCTGAACGGTGATCTCTACCAAGAGATCAACGACATGATCGTGCCGATCGCTACCGACACCGCGACGACAGTGGTGAACGAGGCGGTGGCTGACCTGCAGGAGCAGATCGACAACCTGCAGGACGCCCTGGCCTACGACAAAAACAAAAACTACATCAAGAACGCCGTGGTGCGCGAAGGCAGCGTGCTGTACCAAGCCATTGCTGAAGTGCCGGCTGCGGCCGACGGTTCCAACGCGCCGCCGAACCCTCTGTACTGGAAATCTGTCGGGGAGATACTCGAGGACGCCAACGGCCTGATCGTCCAGGTGCAGCAGAACACCAGCGACATCATCAAGGTCGACGACAAGCTGACCTACACCGCGTCCCAGCTGACCAGCTTGCAGGCTGCCTGGCGTGATGACGATGCGGAAGGCGACCTCGACTCGGCAATGGGTGCCTACGAGAGCAAGGCGTTCTTCAACCAGCGCATCAAAGTGCTGGCCGAGGAAGACCTCGCCCTGTCGCAGCGTATCACCGACATGGGGGCAAGCATCGGCGACGTCAACGCCTCGCTGACCATCCTTGAGCAGACCATGGCCACCGCGGACGAGGCGCTGTCGCAGCGCATCACTCAGCTCGGCGCGGATCTGACCGAGGACATCGGCGCGGCCATTCAGTTGGAAGAGACGGCGCGGGCCAACGCGGATGCTGCAGAGGCCCTCGCGCGCCAGACCCTGACCGCCGAGTACAACGACAACAAGGCCATCGTCCAGACCACGCTGAACGGCTTGGCCACCGCCGATGCCGGGTTCGCCAGCAGCATCAGCACGCTGCAGGCCGGCGTGGGTTCGAACACCGCGTCGATTCAGGTGGTGCAGAACGCACAGGCCAGCTTGAAGACCGGTCTGGAAGCGCTGTACGCAATCAAGCTGCAGACCACCGTCGACGGCCGCACCTACGCAGCAGGCATGGGCATCAACATCACCACCAACGGTGGTATCACCCAGAGCCAGATCATCTTCCAGGCTGATCGGTTTGCGCTGCTCAGCACCGCCAGCGGCATCGTCACTCTGCCGTTCTTCGTCGAGGGCAACAACACCTTCATCACCTCGGCGATGATCAAGGACGCTACCATCGGCACCGCCAAGATCACCGACGCGGCGATCACAAACGCCAAGATCCAGAACCTGGCGGTCGACGAAGCAAAGATCCAGAACCTGGCTGTGACCACAGCGAAGATCCGCGACCTGTCGGTGGAGACCTTGAAGATCGCCGGTCGCGCGGTAACCCTGCCGTTGGGGTATTACGACCCCGGGACGATCTCGGTGGGTGGCAGTGCGTCTGGCACCTATTACGATATGTCGATTGTGTCGTGGACGGCGACGGGCTTCGAAGTTACGGTCACCATCACAGCCCAGTACGCCGCGAAACGAGGCGAGATTGGCTGGCGAGTTCTGATCAACGGCAACGTTTACATTGCGGGCACGGTGGGACAGAACACCCAAGAAGACCAGTACCGGAATAGCTTCTCGACCTCGTTTGTTGTGGCCTTGGGCGGCCCGGTAACTGTCCAGTTCCAGATGCGGCCGCCTATCGTGGCTGACGCCACCAACTACGGCATGTCCGTGTCCAACCGCTCAATGACCATCATGGAGACCAAACGATGATCTGCGTCCAGTACAACAAAGAAACCGGCCAGATCGGCGCCGTCGTCACTTACCCTCTTGCCGACTACGAGGAGCATTATCCCGGCTGGCTGTACTTGGGCAACACAGCTCTGGTGAATGCTCAATTCCACTATGTGGTGGATGGTCGGATCGTCGACCGCCCGGAGATGCAGGCTGTCCTTGAAGACGGCGTGATCAAGGGCGTTCCGGCCGGTGCGAAAATTGAGATCGAAGATCGCAACTACGAAGCTGACGGCACCGACATCGAACTGGAGTTCGGGCACACCGGCCTATTCACCATCGTCATAAACCTGTTCCCTTATCAGGAAGTGCGGGTGTACCACCATGAAACTTAAACACAAATGCAACTACGATGAGCGACGGGAAAAGGAGTATCCTTCCGTCACCGAGCAGCTGGACATGCTCTGGCATGGAATGAACAACGGCGAGACCGAAAAGATCGAGCCGTTCTACTCAAGCATCAAGTCGGTGAAGGACAAGTTCCCGAAGCCGGCCGAGGAAGAGTGATGAAAGGACTTCTCGTTGGACTGTCGTTACTGGCGCTCGCAGGATGCGCATCAGGCTGGGACAGCTACTCAGACGCCAATAACTGCCAGCCCACCGAGAAGACCACTCGCAAAGCAGTGGCCAACCCCTTCTCGACTACCTCATACGCCGGCCCGGTGCCCATGAACGTGCCTGGCATGGATCTGCGCTACCAGCCCTATCGCCTGTACCACTGCAGCAACGGCCCTATCTGGGGGCCTATCACCACTGACTCAAAGGAATAAGCCATGTGGTACAACGTAGGCACAGTCTCCCTGGTGCAGGGCTCGGTCACAGTCACCGGCGTGGGCACCGACTTCGTTTCCAACACCCGGGCGGCGGACATGTTTGTCGGCCCCGATGGCGTGATCTACGAGGTCGTCAACTACACCAATGAGACCACCCTGGCGATCAAGCCGGCCTACAAAGGCCCTTCGATCTCCAACACCCCAGATTATTTCGTGATCCCGATTAACGGGTACACGAAGCTGGCGGCCGACCGGCTGCACAAGATCACTCTGGGTATCGACGATATTCAAGCGGATGTGGAGTCGTCTGCACAGAACGCTGCGCTAGCCTTGAGCAGCAAGAACGCCGCTGCCGCTTCTCAATCGGCGGCAGCAGCTTCTGCCGCGGCAGCGCTGGCCAGCAAGAACGCTGCTGGGACTTCCGAAACCAACGCAGCAGCTTCTGCCGCGGCAGCGCTGGCCAGCAAGAACGCTGCTGGGACTTCCGAAACCAACGCACTGGCGAGCAAGAACGCGGCGGCTACTTCCGCCACCAACGCAGCAGCCTCAGAAAGCAACGCACTGGCGAGCAAGAACGCGGCGGCCATCTCGGCTACCTCGGCAGGCACTTCGGCGACGAATGCTGGAATTTCCGAAACCAACGCACTGGCGAGCAAGAACGCGGCGGCTGCCTCTCAAACTGCAGCAGGCACTTCGGCGACGAATGCTGCTGCAGACAGGGCGCAAGTGGCCGCCGACAAAGGAGTGGTTACTACTGCCCGTGATGTCACGTTGGCTGCCAGAGACGTAGCAACTGCTGCCCGCGATGAGGCAGTAAACGCTGCTGCCACGGTTACTGGCTCGCTGATCGATAAGGGGTACATCGACCTGTCAGGCGGCGCATATCCTGCGAAGCCTGCCTTCTCAGCGTTCTGGAAAGTAACGGTAGGCGGCACCGTAAGTGGTGAACAGTATGGGATGGGCGATACCCTGGTTTACACCAAACCTCAGGACGCTTTTTATAAAATCGACAACACCGAAAGTGTCAGCTCAGTAGCCGGCTTTACCGGTGCAATCAGTAAAGAGCAGCTGGGGATTGTAAAGACCGCTAGCAGAGAGGACACCACTTCCGACAGCATTTTGAAAGTTGGTGATTTCGGTGAAAACGGCGGTGGAGCTATCGTAAAAAATAGCTCTTTCAACGCGAACACGATCACCGTGCCTGGCACTTATGTGTTCAATGGTGGCGGCATCAACATCCCAGAATCCACCGTGTACCTCAAGCACATAGGGCACGCCGTAGCAAACTGGGCGAAACAGCTGGCATGGAGTTTTTCCACCAATAAATCCTATTCTCGCACCCAGAACAACGGTACTTGGACAGCCTGGACACCCATCACTGAAATCGTGAATGACCTGGTGACTACCGCGACAGATAAAGCCCTGTCCGCAGCGCAGGGTAAAGCCCTGTACGATCTGCTGCTGGCCAACAATGCCACGGTTATTCGCTACACCTATAATCTTGCCGCGGGTGCTGCGGTTATTGGGGGTGCAGATTCCGCCGGCAAGACCCTATCCTATGTACCTGGTTCAGTCATGCTGGTGGACAAGGATGGGTTTAACCTGCGGGCAGCCGATGACTACACGGCCACCAATGGCACCAGCATCAACCTGATTACATCCGTGGAGCAGGCTTGCCAGTTAAACATCACAGTGTTCGGCTCCTTCACGGTTGCTGATCACTACACCAAGGCGGAATCCGAGGCGCTGTATTACAGCAAACTACTCGCCAATGGCACGTTCTTGCCGTTTACCTCCGCGCGCGGATTCATCGACGGGTTCCGCATTATTTACAATGGCCGGCAATCGATCACAGTCACTGCCGGCAGTGCTTACATCAGCTCGCTGGGCAGGGTGGTAACCCTATCTGCTGACAAGTTGATGTCTGGGCTTACCTCATTGCCAGCCTCGGCGTTCTCGCATATTTACTTATTTGAAAACGCGGGCGTGGGGGATATTGAGCTGTCAACCACGGCTCCTGTCAGGTATCACGGAACCTCTTACGCTAAAACAGGAGACACCAGCCGCAGATATTTGGGGAGCATCCTGTCTAGCTCTACAAACAACTTGTGGGCATTCAAGCATGATCCAGTGGCCGGCCGTATTACATACACTGAAGGTTCCCCCGGCGTTCAACCTTTTTCCCTCTGGGGGTCTACGCCTTTCTCTGGAACATCACCTTCGTTGGTGACTTCGGTAGTAGCTAACTCTGGTGCAAGCGCTATTGCGCCTAACCCCACTACCACAATGCTGCATGGTGTAGCCAGTATGCAGGGTTCGGGCACTGTTTTTGTGTCGCCAGCAGACCAGACCGCGGCGCCAGCAGGAAGTAACTGGGGTAACACTTTTGGTACTACTGGCCTTGGGATAGGCAGCCTGGATATCTCTCCAGCACGCAGTGGCGCAAACGTAGGTGGATTTTACATCTGGGTTAGCGCCTCCAGCGTACAAAACTACATCAACGCATACACTTTCGAACGATAAGCGATAGCTGCCCCTTAGGGGCAGTACGGAGATCAGGATGAATTCCATTGCATGGGTACTGTCGAAACTGCGATTCCCTATCCCTCAGTCTTTAGGGGGGACGGGGAAGGCCGTTATCGGAGAAGCCGCAGTTGGCCCAGTCAGCCAAGCTTCCGGGATCCCCACTGGGGCTATTGTGGAGCGCGGAGCTAATGGGGGTAGGGAGTGGGTCAAGTACGCCGACGGCACAATGATTTTGTGGACTGCCAGCGCGCCTTACCTCACAGGATCTATCTCCGCGAACAACGTAGGCACGGCGGTTACGCTGACGTTCCCTGTGTCATTTGTAGACGCCAACTTTACAATCGCGGCCTCGGCTGGGCCTAACTCGACAAACGACCATTACGGGGTAACCAACGCTAACGGGCTGTCTGCAAACACGGCCAACGTGGTGATTCGCAATGGCGCAACGGCTCAGACCTTTTATATCCGTTTTATAGCCATCGGGCGATGGTACTGATGGATCCAACCTCCGACGGATGCCACGGTGCCTTCCTTGTGGGCACAGTGGCAAACGGCTATCCTGCGCGCACACGTTATAAGGAAATAGCCGCTGATGACTACTGATCCAGCTTCGAGCACAGGATGGCTGACGATGTTCGCGATGTCCTTATACGCCGTCCTGGAGCAGTTGCATCCAGGGTCTGCGATGGGAGCATCCTTCGGCTGTGTTTTCTTCATTCTCCTCCCCGACCCTGTTGTAGAGTCGTGGATTATAAAACTTATCAGAAAAATTGGACTCACAGTGGTGTCTTGGGGGTTCGGCTACGCTGTGGGGATAGCTTTTTCCAGCAACAGTTCGATGCTGGCAGCAGTAATTGGTGCTGCGGTCGCCTCCGGGGTTCTCGGCGCCATCAACCTGATGGTCAAGAACGATGGTGACCTTCCGCAGTGGATGTCTTCACTGATTAACGCAATCCTACGGTTAAAGCGAGGCGGCGATGAGCAATGATCCTACTTACGGGGAAGTGCTTCTGAGCATTCGCATAGTTCTTCACATGATCACCTTCATCTCGGTGATCGCCTACACCAGCGAACACCGCACCAGGTGGTTCTCCAGTGTGCTGGCCTTCCTTTTGGCCGGCACCTCGCTGGCCCTGGCCACACAGGGCTACTCTGGTTTCTCAAGGATCGCTCCCAACTCCGAAATCTGGCTGGTGCTCTTCGTAGCAGTGGTCACGGTTCTTGTTGTCGCCAACGGCGGCAACGTCGCCAAAGTCCTCCACAACACCCGAAAGAGACTGCCATATGGACGCTAAAGGATTGGCCAGCGCAATGGGCATCCCACTCGCGCGCGCGCAGAAGTGGGAAGCAGCGATGAACATGGCGTTCGAGTACGCCGAGATCAACAACCCGCTGCGCCAGGCAGCGTTCCTTGCACAGGTCGGCCACGAAACTCAGGGCCTGGTCTACGTCAAGGAGCTGGGCAACGACAAGTACCTGAGCAAGTACGACACCGGCAAGCTGGCTGCAGCGCTGGGCAACACCCCGGAAGCCGACGGTGATGGCCAGAAGTACGCCGGCCGCGGTTTGATTCAGGTTACCGGCCGGGCCAACTATCGAGCGTGCAGCCGCGCGCTGTTCGGTGATGACCGTCTGCTGGAAAATCCTCAGCAGCTCGAGCAGCCAGAGTGGGCGGCGAAGTCAGCCGCCTGGTACTGGAAGAAGAACGGGCTGAATGCGCTAGCTGACCAGGAGCAGTTCACCACCATCACGCGCAAGATCAATGGCGGCATCAACGGGCTGTCCGACCGGATCGAGCGCTACAAGCTGGCCAAGTCGAAGATCGCCGCGTGATCGAGATAAAGGCGGTGATCATTGCCGTTGGCGCTGCTCTCGCTATCGGGATCGGCGCCGGCGGCTACGCTGCCTGGCAGTACCGGGCGGCGGAAGCGGACAAGGATCTGCTTGAACTGCGCAACACGTTCGACACCGCCACGGCTGCGGCCAAGGAGCAGTCGCTGGGCGTCGAGCGCGGCCTGCAGGAAGAAATCAACCGGCTGGGCCAGAAGGGTCGAGATGAACACCAGAAAATTGAGTCTGACGCTGCTGTGGCTGCTTCCACTACTGGCAGCCTGCTCGCGGCAGCCGATCAGCGTTTCAGTGCCACCGCCTGTGATCCCGGAGTTGCCCGCAGAGGCGCGGCAGCAACCTCGGCCGCCTATCTGTATTCCCAGCTGCTTGGAGAATCTCAGCGCCTGGCAGAGGGGCTGGCAAAAGAAGCTGACAGCGCCCGAAGCCGAGGGCAGTCTTGTGAAGCCGCTTACGACACAGTAAGAAAGGGATTGGATTTGTTGCGGAAGGGGGCGGCCGTAACCGCTGGGTGATGGGGAGGGCAGCGATCGCTGCCCTCTTTGTTGCTAGGGGTGAGTCCACCAGAACTTGCCGAAGACCGTGCTGCCATCGAGCAGCCGGTACTCCATATTGCCCTCGCGCTCGGACAGGTGCCGAGTGCGGAAGGCGATCGCTACCCGGTCAGCCTTGGTCAGTTTGGAAAGCGGTATGCCTTCCTCATGAACCTTGGTGCCGGCGGGCAGCTTGATGTACATCCAGCTGCCCACCCGCGCCAGCTTGCCAGGGTCGTTCCAGTGGGTGATCTCTTCGGCGTGGCCGCAATAAGCGCAGACCGCGCCCTGGACTTTGCTGATGCTCATAGCGGAGGCCCGATCCGCAGTTTGCCGTCTTCAACGCTTACCGTAGCGCAGTCGATGTTCTGCCGCTTCAGTACGCTGAGCAGGGTTCCACACAGGATGGATGGCTCGATGTGCATTGACCTTGAGTTATCCCCGCTGAAGCCACTGTAGGTGATCCCCTGCTCACGCTGTTCAATTGGGGCTTCCCCCTCGGGGATCTTCCTGAAGCGAGGAACCCCGTCGCGCAGACCCATGAAGTTGCCGATCTCTCGAGTCCAGATAGCGCCGTCAGGGCCCCGGTGGATCACGTTCAAGGTGTCCATGTCATCGCCCTTGGCCAGGCAGAGCACCTGATAGCACATTCCTTTGTGGTGTTGGAACCACTCCAGCGGCTTCGGTATTTCAGTCATTGTTACGTTCATGGATCAGTCCTCGGTAATTTTCAGCACTTCGAATTCCACCTCTACCCCTTCAGCGTGCTCCACCTGCAACTCGCCAGGCCCACCCTCCATGGTGAAGACGTACCCGCCGTCGGTGATATTGCCTTCGACCTTTTTGCTATGGCCACCCGGGGTGATGAAGGTCACGGTGGCGCCGTGACCGTCTTTACCCAGCTTCTCCAAGCTGATTTTCCACATGCTCACTCTCCTACGTTGACGATGTTTTCGGCCAGCGCCTGGTCGGTTTCGCGGTGAGTGATCAGCAGCACCTGTTGAGCGCTGCGGGCAATCATCGCGGCCAGGGAGGCTGCGTTGTGTTCACGGCACGACTCGGTCGGCTCGTCGAAGATCAGCAGGCTGTCCTTGCCGTACAGCGCCCGGGCCAAGCCGACCCGCAGCGAGACGCCGATCATGGCCTTCTGGGCGCCGGAAGCGCTGGCAGTCGGTGCCATGATGCCGTCTTCTTCGAACAGGAACTCGCCTTCCTCGTTGGTGATCTTGGTGATCAGATCCTTCGAGGCGGTGCGCACCAGCCGGCTGGATACGCCCATCACGGTGTCCCAGACTTCCTTCAGGTACTGCTGGCGGCGCTCACGCAGGAACTGCACCAGCCGGCTGTACTTTTTGGCCAGGGTGGTGTGTTCCAGCGCTTTTTCAGCCGTGGCTTTATGCTGCTCGCATTTGTCCTCGGCATTGGCGTGCTTCTGCTCTTCGAAACGGAACGCCGACTTCGCTTCCGACACGGCAAAAGTCAGGGCCTGTTTGGCTGCGTTGAAGTCATTCAGAGCCTGCTGGTAGCTCGTCTCAGCGCGCACAGCGGCGGCCAGTTCCTCGTCTGTTGGTGGCTCAGGCATGGCCTCCAACTGGTCGTTTAGCAGCTTCAGCGCTACCTCGTTATCGCTCAGCGCCTTCTCGGCCTTGGCCAGCGCCTGGGTGTCGTTGGTGAACGCCTCGTTGGCTGCGGTGACACCCTTCAGCTTGGCGTTCAGCTCAGCATAGGCCTCACGGCTGGCGGTAAGCGCTAAGGTGGCTGCATCGAGATCCTTCTGGATGTCTTCAGCTTTACGCAGCTTGGCCAGGTCTTCGGTGTTCCGCTTGAACCCCTCAGCAGCGCTGTCCACGCCGGCCGCGGCCTTGTTGTAGTCGGCCAGGGTGTTCTGCAGAGCAGTGCGGCGGGTCTTGCTGGCCGTGATGCCCTTCTGCAGTGTGGCCACGGACTCCTTGCGACCTTCCCAGTAGACGCGCGCTTCTTCGGCCTCGGCAGCCAGCTTGACCGGGTCGTGCTCTTCCTTGGCGCGGTTGCAGGTTGGGCACACGGCGCCGTCGGCCAGCATAATCAGGTTGTCGTAAGCACCCTTGGCCTTGCCGACCTCTTCTTGGCGCGCTGCCAGATCGGCTTCGGCGGCGGGGATCGCCTTATCCAGCAAGGTGATCTCGGCGGTGAGCTCGTCTTCCTCGAACTCTGCCCAGTTGGCGGTGAACTCGACCTGGCGAGTGTTCAGAATCAGATCCGCCTCATCGGTGTCCTGCTGCACAGCTTTGCGGTGCGAGGCTTCTTCCTGCAGGTTCTTTTCAGCAACTGCCAGCTCGCCGCCGGCGGTCTTGGCCTTCTGCAATTCAGCCTGCAGCGCGGCAGCGTCCTGCAGTTCGCGACCTTCAAGGCGTTTCTTGGCCTCGTCGACGCGCTCCTGCATGTTTTTGACCTGCACCTCTGCCACACCGATTTTATTGCACAGGGTTTCGACGTCGCGGATCGCTTGACGCATCGGTTCAGTGGCGGGTGGCTGAGCTTGCTGGAAGGAGCCGTGGGCTTCCAGCTCCTGCACTGCTGCTTCGACGTTCACGCCGGCCAACTGCTTGGCTTCACTGGCTGCTTGGCGTTCGTCCGCGGCAGCCTTGATGTCTTCTTCCGAAACGGTGTTGGCTTCAGCCAAACTCAGGTTCTGGGTGGCCTGACGCTGCGCTTCAACCTGCACCTTGTCGATCAGGTCAACGCCGGCGAACTCTTCGACCTTCTTGTTCAGCGCGGTGGCGCCGAAGTCCAGGATGCCTGCCGAGGAGCCCTGACGGGACTGTACGAACAGGTTCCAGTCTTTGGCGGCCAGGCCCAGCATCTCTTCCACGGCCGCAGTGACCGGGGTGTTGCCGTTGGCAACCAGCTCCACGGTGCCGTCGTGATTCTTGCGGTTCAGCTTGGCGGTGGTGTTGTTGCGGGTCAGGGTGTACACGCCGTCATGCAGCTCGTACTTCAGCTCGAGGGTGAACTTGGTCTGGCCCCAAGTCGGGATGTTTTCCTTCTTGCCAGGCACGACGGTGACGCCGAACAGCGCGGCTTCGATGGCCTGCAGGGTGGTCGACTTACCCTTGGCATTGTCGCCGGCGATGACGTTCAGGCCAGCTGTGAAATCCGCGGTGAAGTTGCCCAACTTCTTGAAGTTGGTGGTGACGAGTGATAACAGACGCATGGCGCCTCCTAGATAGGGATTCTTCGCTAAGTAGCGAGGTTACATTGATTTGACGGCGAGTGAAACCGCCAGCGAGAGTCGGCTGGCGTTGAGGTTACGTTCGCGCGGTGCGCTGAACTGGTAGAACAGGTAGTCGATGTACTGATCCACCTGCTCCTGGCTTAATGCCGTGTTGATCGTGTAATACCGGCGGTATGACTCGGCCTTTGCCCTCGCCAGATCCAGATCGGGGTAGAACAGGTTTTTATCCCGCAGCTGCTCACGCAGCCAGGCCATATTCGTCTCGGTGCGCCCACACTGCGCGAACGAAGCGCGAATCCGATCCGACTTGCTAGGGTTGCTGAAGTACAGCACCTCTACAGGCCGTGAGCTGGCGCGGGCTATAGCCGCCAACTCTGCTTCGCTCGGCTGCGGCGGAGACCAGCGCAAGCTGATCCCCATTTTCTCGCCGTTCACAAGCCCTCCATTGCAGCCATGTATTCGCCGAAGTCCTCGCCCTGGTGGTGGGAGTAGGACAACTTCTTGACGAAGGCCTTTTGGATGGCGAGGTCAGCAGCCTGCGCGACTTCCGCTTCCACTTCGACGCCCTGTGCCAGCTCAGGCAGGTCGATGTCGATCAGCATGGCGGCTGCCTTCACATCGAACAGCTCACGAATCAGAGCCTGGCGGTTTGTCTCAGGGTTATGGCCGAACGGGCTGCCGCTTTCGTACCCGTGGCGCAGGATCTTGCCGATGATCTGCACCACCTCGCCGCACTCTTCCATCAGGATGGCCAGGCGCTCAGTCTGCGCCGGGCTCAGCCCGTTGAAGTTGGCATCGGCCAGCTGGCCAATCCACGGTGCCGGCTCCTCGCTCTGTGGTCGCAGGAACAGCTCAGCACGGCCGGCGGCACGCTCCAGGCGCTCGATGTCACCTTCCGGCAGGATGCCCTTACGGGACAGCGTGTCGACCTCGTCCACCAGCTCGTCGAGGATCTGGTCGACCTTGTCAGTGGCGCCCGGGATGCCCTGAGCGATGTTGCAGTAACCGTTGAACCGGAAATTGTTCATCCGAAATACTCCTGGTCGGCGTTGTAGATCGTGGAGGGCACGTTGTACTCGTTGACTACCCCGTCCTTGGTGGCGAAACTTTTCGCCGGCCCAAGGTTGCAGCGCTCGGTCTTCACCGCGTAGTTGATCTGGCAGCCGGCGATGGTGATGTTGCCGATCACCGCGTACCAGTTGGTGGAGCGGGCGTTGGTCTTCACGCCCAGAGTCTGCTGCGAATCCAGCACCGCTTTAACGGTGCCGAACGCCGCTTTGTACGTGGAGCCGTCCGGCGCCATAAACCAGTCGTAGGTGGTGACCAGTACCTTGTCGCCGATCTTCAGCATTGGTTCGTTCATGCTTGTTTCTCCGGGGCTGCAAGCAGTGGGTTAATTCGGCTTTCCAGCGCCAGTTTCAGCGCTTCAGACGGCTGGCTGAAGAAGTCGTGCATGCGCTGGCCGATACCTTCGATGGACGCCTTGAACGCTGCACAGGCAGCCTCCGCTTCGGCGCTCCACTCAATGGTCTGGCCTGCATGGAACCTGTCGTTGCTGAAGTGGGTGCCAGACAGGGTTTCCTTCTCCCGATCCTGGTCATCCTCGACGATCTCCAGCTCGTACAGCTTGTTATCCACCAGGTAGCGGACACCGTAGTGGAAGCCGAGGACAGGTATCTCCTGGAAGGTTGGCTGACCTTTGGATACCGGGCGACCGTTGGAATCGCGAGCAACGTAGGCCACGGTATAGGCGATAACCTTTACCCGTGAAGCGTGTAACACCCTCTGGTAGAACTCCCGGCCGATTTCTCGCAGCAGCTTTTCCATGGTGTCCAGGCTCGACTTAGTCCGCACGAAATAGGCGCCTGTTTTTTGGTCTCGCTCAATTTCCTGCTGCCTGAACAGCGGGATGTAATTGCCGAAGAACTTGGCGTAATGGGCCGGGAGGGCCGACACAAACGACGTGTCGCCGCGAGGGTCAAGGTAGATAGCCGTTTTGCCCTGAATGTAGTTAGGCTCCCGGCCTATCACGTCTTCGTAGTAGCCGACGCCGACGTCCTTCAGCTTTTTGTAGGGTGCAAGGAATGGCTTGGCGCTCATGCATTCACCTTCTGTACCAGTTCAGCGAAGAGAGGGGCGAGGTCGCTGCCTTCCAGATCCCGGGCAATGCGGGTCTGCAGATCTTCGGCCACCACGCCCTCGATGTCGGTGTCCACGTCCTTCAGCGAGTCGAGGATCTCGACCTTGTTGCGCACGGCGAACAGTTCGCTGCAGATCTTCCCTGGCTCGTCTTCAGCTTGGTACTCCGCAGCCTTCCAGATCTCGCGGACAAACTCGCTGACCTCGACCGCGTTGGACACACTGTCGGCGCCGGTGACGTCGACGAACTGGACGCCGGCCATGTCCGGGATCTCGCTGTTCAGCTTGATCTCGCGATACCGCTCTTTCTCCGACCAGACCAGCTCTTTGGTCAGCGTGGCGGTGTCCAGCTCCAGGTGGTAGATGAACTTGTCGCCGACGTCGTGGAAGCTGGTCGGGTGGATGTTGCCCAGCACCACGACTTGGCCCCCGAGGTCGGTCGAACCGTTGTGCTCGTGGCCGATGAAGATGTAGTCGAACGCTGCGATCAACTCTTTGGCAAAGTCCCGGCGCAGGTTCAGCGTGCTGTCCTCGGTGGCCAGGTCGAAGTCGTAATTGCAGTGCAGGAACAGGTAGCTGGCCAGGCCGTCGCGGTGAGTCGCTGCGTGGTCAGCCGCATCGCGCATCGCCTGCTCGAAAAGTTCCTGGCTGGCGTGGTGCGGCACAAAGTACAGCGACTCATGGCAGTCGAAGAACGGATCGCTCAGGTTGGGTGACGCGATGATCGGCACGCCCATCTCTTTCAGCAGGCGCAGCGAAGGCAGCGTGCCCTCGCGGTTGGTCTCGTCGTGGTTGCCAGCCAGCGTCCAGGCGCAGCCCGTTGCCACGTTGTAACCCTGAGCAATTACGCGCTCGGCGTTGAACGCCTTGTCGAACAGGTCACCGACGCAGACTTTGGGGTGCTCGCCGGTGTTGACGATGGTCATCGACTGCAAGTACAGCTCGTCCTGCAGCTTCTGCGAGGACTCCCGGGTGGTGTGCGCTGCCCGGGACGTACCCAGGTGCGGGTCGGTGAAGATGGTGATGTTTTTCATTGAAGCAGTCCTTTCACGAAATGGTGAAGTGCAGAGATG